GAGAACGTTCCAACAGGCCGTCGACGGCGACCCGTGGTACAAACATCCGTGGCAGAACCTTGTCGTAAATCCTCTCGCTACAGTGGGTGAGTTTACCGAGTCTATGACCCGATTCGCAGAGTACCTTGCTACGATTGACAACCACAACAAGAAGACGGCCCTTGTCGACCAGCTCACGAAAAAGAAACTCGGCATCCAGAGATCCGCGGAGGTAACGGTAGACTTCGGTCGGTATGGCGCGGCTGGTATGTTTGGCAACGCTTTTGTCCGGTATTTCAACGCCAACATGCAGGGCCTCAGCAAGACCTTCCGGACGGTAACTGATCAACCGGATGTTAAGTCTAAGCTCAAACGGCTTGGACAGGTAGGCGCCATAGCCATTCTCCCGAGAATCATAGCGGCGGCGGTCATCAAAGCCATGGGCCGTTGGGACGAGTACGAGAAGCTCAGCGAATACGTGAGAGCATCTTCCCTTGTCTTCCCTATAGACAAGGAAGGGCGTAACTGGGTAAGAATCCCGTTCAGCCGTGACTGGGGCGTTCTTCTTGGCGTCCCGGCGCAGGACCTTCTGCGCGGTGTGTGGGACGACGAGGATGGCGTTCTGAGTGCTATGGATATTCAAAGGTACTGGAAGACCGCCTTCGCGCCGAACGTGATGCCTCCTGGGATTAACGACGCGCTTGTCCTGAGTCAGAAGCTGAACCTCGCAAAAAATGAGGACTTCAAAGGCAGCGCTATCGTGCCTCGCGACATGGAAAACTTGTCTAAGCACCTTCAGTACGACAAGGACACATCCGTCCTCAGCTATTACACCGCGCAAGGACTATATAAGCTCGGCGACGCGATCGGTTTGGAGATCGAGCTGTCCCCTGCGCAGATGGATTACCTCATCGAAAACTTCTTCGGTGACTTCTGGAGCCAAGCGATTCCCCTGTTCTGGCCCTACGGCTTGATCTCGAAAGACGAGAGCGGAGACCCGGCGTATACTTTCAAAGACTCAACTATGGCCGTAATCAAAGACACGCTCGTGGACACCTGGGTAACGGACTCCTGGCGCAGCAACACAATCACATCCCGATACTATGAGATGCTGTCGGACCTGAGCACCACTGTGCAGGACCAGGGCTCTCATGGCGGGTCCAGCGAGGGAACAATCGAAGATAAAATCCAGAAAGCGCTTACCAACAACAACGGTCTGCAAAAGCAGATCAGTAAGATTGTAGCGCAGATCCGCGAGCTTCCCGACGGGCCGGAGAAGGACGCGCTGTACCAGCTGCGTAACAGCATGATGGAAGACGCGCTTAACTTCTACCGTCAGTGCATGGATGGAGAAATCAAAGACCCGCAGCTGTACATGCAGTACAGAGACTACGGCCAGACTATCATGGTCGAGGCCAGACGGCTGAATGATTATGCCGATGACTATGACTTCGCGCCGAACTTCTCTCGTGTGTCGTATATCACGGACCCGGACAAGAAGGGTTACCGGTACGACCTCAAGGGAAAGACCGACGAGGAAACCGAGGCGATGAAGGACCTATATGTGCAGTATTGCCAGCAGGAGTACAGCCAGGCGGTTGGCCTCACCATGACCAACTCGGAGTATAAAGGCGCGGATGAAGTCACACAGGCGATCCTACTGAGCAAAGCAAAAGACTCGGCAATCGCCGCAGCGAAGCAGGACATGGCCGACTACCTTACCGCGCACGGCTACACATCGAGGCAAAGCACAGTATCCGAGCATGAAGAAGAGGAGCGCGAGGCCAAGTATATGTACCAGCGCATCATCGGTGAGAGCAGGCTGAACAAGGCTGTGTCCGACACAGTTCTGCGGCTGTACAATTACTCTGATGAGTACTCGTTCTCACCGCCAACCTATGTGCCCGGGAGCTATGTGGATCCCAACGACAAACAGTACGGATATGTTCTGACGGACAACGAAGAGGCCAAGGCAGAGTACAAGAGGCTGAGGGATAATGTGTACAACAACGTGTTCCAGATGCTGATCGACGGCCCGGACTTCTGGCAGTTGGACGACGAACATCAGGCCATGTACCTCGCGGCCGCACGAAGTGAGTGCACCAAGATCACAAAAAAGCTGTTCCTCCAGTGGGCAGCGGAAAACATGGAGCGCATCCCACGAGTAACAGAGGAGACCGAGCTGGAAAAGGCGATCAACGCCTACTACTCCGGCTTGGTGAAAGACTTCCTCAACTCGCGCGGATACACCTACTAAACGACGAATCCCCCAGTAGCTAAGCTACTGGGGGATTTATCTTTTATCCGGCGAGGGAAGGAAATGCAACAGCGATTTTGCAACGTGAGTGCAACGTGTGTGGTCAGGAACCATCGGGTTTAGCCGTGTTGTAAGCGTCAACTGGTAAATTCTGACAACCCGCAAAGCATTGATACATCTACATTTTTGCTGGTGTTGCACTTTGGGTCACATATCATACTTAGAATTGTAAAGATAATCCGCAAAGCCTTGACGCGCCTACGTTTTTGCGTAATCCGCGCGGAAGAAGTGCAACATCGGTGCAACAAAACGTGCTGTTTCGGGAAATCTTAACGATGATTCCCGATGGCTCCCGATGTCCCGGAGCTAAAACGCGGCCTGCACTTTTGCCACGGTCTCGGCGAACCGGGACTCCCTGCGATAATGCGTATAGATGCGGAGGGTGATCAGCTCTGTCTTGTGCCCGGCGATATACTGTATCTGTTTCAGGTCAAGCCCGGACTCGAACAGACGCGTGATGTAGGTGTGTCTGAGCTGGTGCAGGTGGAACGGGAAGTCGAGTCTGGACTGGAGGGCACGGCACAGGGCAGTCAGCGCGGCGTGTGAATATACCCCACCTTTACTGTTGGGGAAAACGTAGACCGACTTCGATTCGCTCTGCAGCTTCCTCAAGTACGCGACGAGGGGAAGCGGCATAGGAACGTCTCTCACGCCTGCCTCGGTCTTCGCTCCGTCAACCAACTCGGGTCGATAGTGCTCATCGGAGACAACGTGACGGTTGACGTGGATGACATTCGCGTCATAGTCTACGTCCGACCACATGAGACCGGCCAGCTCACCGCGTCGTAATCCGGTGTGCAGGATGATGAAGACCGCCGGATAGATACGAAGGTCTTTCGCTTTCTCCAACAACTCTTTCTCCTGCTCCGTGGTGAGGGGCTGAGCTTCCTCGGTCTTCTCGCCGCCTGCTTTGAGCGTGGTGGGAACAGGAGACCGGAGTATCAGGCCGTCGTCCACGGCCAGGTTGAACACGGCGCGCATGATCTGCAGCGTCTTCGCCTGTGACCCCTGACCAAGCCCAGACATACCGGCCAGTACTCGATGGATGTGCGTGGCCTTGATGTCCCGGAGCTTCATCGCGCCTATGACCGGGAGGATGTGGTTGTCAAGAGCACTCTGGACAGCCTTCCCGTAGTTATGGGACACGTTGTTCTCCTTGGTCAGCCTGAACCACGACTCAGCGTAGTCCTTGAACCGCGTCTCATCTGACAAATCAATACCAAGACCGACCTCGAACCGCGCCTGCTTCACCTTTTCCTCCGCTTCTTTCGCGGTCTTCCCGCGGATGTACTTGCGCTTTCCGTTTGGAAGTGTAATCGTACGAGTAACGTATTTCATTTAATCCTCCTTCTTCCAAGTCCCTCGCCGGATTGAAAGCTGGGGGACTTTTTTTATTCTCTCATGGCTTCTACTGCGGCCTTCAACACGGCCCGATCTCTGCGGTTAAGCGCGTGGATACTCTGATGCAGGTAAACGGAGGTTTCGTCGATGCTTGCCCCACTGAACAACTCTTTCGCTACATTACAGAGAAGGGCGCATCTCTGCCGGAAGTCGTTGTCCTCGAGAACCGCGCTTGTTTCCGACTGGGCGTAGTACACGTACCAGGTTTGCTTGAGGTCATCATCGGACAGGTAGATTTTTTCCGGGTCTACCTCAGGACTCACCATGATATTCAGCCCGTCGAGAAACTGGATGCAACTCTCGACTTGTGCTTCCGGATCCTGTTTCATTATAATAGTATCTTCGTCCTCCCACCCGGCCAGCCACTGCGGCGTGACGCGGAGCGCCTGAGCGAATTCCAGTATCTTCTGCAGGGATACCTGATTACTTCCCGACTCTATCCGGGAGATCGTGGTACGGGTGGAGTAGCCGAGCCGTTCTGCCAGTTGCTCCTGAGAGAGTCCGAGGTTCTCCCGCGCGATTTTGATTCGATCGCCTGTAGTCATGTGCGATTCCTCCTTCACCCGGTATCATCGGGTGTCATCAGGATAACATGCCGTTACATTTTTGTCAAGGAAATTTTTTCTTCTGCAGGAAATGATATTTACAAGCCGTAAACAGTGCGGTATAATCATCACAACGATAGCTCCCGTCCCGGCACGACGGGACATTTTAATCACCGCACCGTTACGAAGCGTAACGGTAGAGCGAGGAGGTGAGATCGGAATGGATGATAGAGTGTTCACACCGCAGGAACTAATAGATCGGTGGCAGTGCAGCGAGGATTGGCTGTACATGAAGCTCCGGTCGGGCGAGATTCCTGCGTTTCGTATCGGCAAGAAGTGGCGCGTAAAAGGAAAGACTGTCGAGGCGTTCGAGGCCGGGGCCTTCTCCTGTACCCCTTAAAAGGGAGGGACCTTATGGTCCCTTTTAAGGGGTACAGGAGAAAAGAGAGGAGGTGATGAAGATGGCGGCAACGAAGAAACCGGCGACAGTGCTGAAGTCGGCGCTGATCTCCGCTGAGGATGAGGCGTCGAAGGCGGTACTGTCGGAGCTGGGCGACACCCAGTGGAAGGATGTGGCCGGACTGGTCATGAAGCTCTACGTGAAAAAGTTAAACGAGGTGATGCTGAATGGAATTGATGGAGCTTCTGAAGACGGAGGCGGAGAGAGTGGCAGCTCTTCTGCCTGACACAGAGCTGACGGACGAGACATACGACCTGCTCCTCGACCGGCTCGACCAGCTCTTCCATCTGATCGCCAGCATGTCCGTCGAAGTTGTATTCGTCTCGGAAGCTGACGAGGAAGAGGAATTGGCCGACGAGCATCCGGTCACGGAGGTACCCCTCGAAGTCGTGACGGCCGAGCCTGAGCTCGAGACACCCCACATGACTATGGTGGAACTGAGGCAGGCACTGGCTAAGGCGAGAGTAGACGGTACCGACGTGAACGCGATCCTCAAGGACATGGGTGTGGACAGACTGTCTGCCCTGCCTGAGTCACGGTATCAGGAACTGGTCGACCGGGCAACAGGTAAGAGCTGATGCCTGGGGTACACGCACTGCTCTCCCCTTCCGCGGCCAAGCGGTGGATGTCTTGTCCCCCTTCGGCACGGCTGGAGTCCAAGGTCAAAGAGAAGATCGGCGACAAAGGTTCTGTGTATGCGGAAGAAGGTACGCTCGCACATGCCGTGGCTGAGCTCAAGCTGCGCAAGGAGAACGGAGAGCTGAACCAGTTCAACTTCGACCAACGCATGGCAGACCTCGGCGACATACCAAAGGAGATCGACCGATTCACCGACTACTATGTGGACATCGTGCTCGAAAAGTGGTACGCCGCCATGAAGTTCTGCGAAGACGCGAGGCTCGTAGTCGAGCAGCGCCTCGACATGGGCGACTGGGTTCCTCACTGCTTCGGCACGTCGGATGCCGTCGTAGTATCGGACGACGTGCTGGTGGTGATGGATCTCAAGTACGGCAAGGGCGTCCCGGTCTCGGCCATCGAGAACCCACAGGCGAGGCTGTACGGTCTCGGCGCTATCCACGAATTCGGTTCGCTGTACGACTTCGACGAGGTACACAATATTATAATCCAGCCCCGACTCGACAGCGTGACCGAGGAAGAGATAAGCCGTGATGACCTGCTTGCCTGGGGTGAATCCATCAAACCGCTTGCCGAAGCCGCATGGAAGGGCGAAGGAGAGTTCCACACAGGGGAGCACTGCCGGTTCTGCCGGGCCAAGGCTGTCTGCGTTACCCGAGTGGTTCAGGCGATGACGGCGCTGAGCCACAGCTTCGACTCCCCGGACACGATACGGGATGAAGACATCCCGGGCATCCTCGAGATCCTGCCTGTCGCTGAAGACTGGATCAAAGACATACGAGCCTACGCTCAGACACAGGCGATCCGAGGACAGCACTGGCCGGGGTACAAGCTGGTACGAGGCAGACGACCGGGCCGACAGTGGAGAAACGAAGAGGACGTCGTGAACATACTGGCACGTGCCGGGTACGGCGAAGACCAGTACACAGAAACCAAGCTCAAGAGCTGCTCCGAGATGGAGAAAGTTCTGGGCCGCGCAGGGTTCCGGGCACTGCTTGGGCCGTGCGTAGTGCAGGGCGAGGGAAACCTGACCCTCGTACCTGAGTCCGATACGAGAACCGAATACACGTCAAGCGCTGAAGCGATAGACGATCTACTCGATGATGAAGAAAGGAAAAGCGTATGAACTACAACAAGATGATCAGCGATACCTGCGTTCGTGTTGGTGAGGTGAGATTCTCCTATGCCAACGTGTTTGCTCCCAAGCGTACCCCCAACGGTCAGGAGAAGTACTCCTGCGCCATCCTGATTCCCAAGGACAACAAGGCTGCACTCGACATGATCAACCAGGCGCTCGAGAACACGAAGCTCATCGGCAAGAGCTCCCAGTGGGGCGGCACTGTCCCTCGCAACTTCCGGTCTCCCCTGCGTGACGGAGACGAGGACAGGCCTGACGATGACAACTATGCCGGGTGCTACTTCATCAACGCCTCGGCCAACCCCGACAAGAAGCCGCAGGTGAAAGTCGTACAGGACGGACAGATGTTCGACGCACTGGATCAGGATGACTTCTACTCCGGTTGCTACGGTGCGGCAGTGCTGAACTTCTTCCCCTACGACAACAGCGGCAACAGGGGTATCGGCGCCGGTCTGAACTTCGTGGTAAAGACCCGGGACGGAGACAAGCTGTCCGGTGGTGTGAGTGAGGCATCTGCGCTGGGCGATATGCTCGGCTGATAGATGGAGGTACTGATGGAGAAGAGACTGTTACACGTAGACATCGAGACGTACAGCGAAGTGGACATCGGAGCCTGTGGTTCCTTCCGCTACATGGACGATCCCAGCTTCGAGGTGATGCTCATAGCGTACGCCTTTAACGACGAGGACGTGCAGGTAATTGATTTAACCTCTTCTGATTTGGCTGTCGTTGATGTTTTTGAGAAAGCCCTGTATGACCCCGACACGGTAAAGGTAGCGCACAACGCAGCGTTCGAGAGATACGCGTTCCAGCACCTCTTCCATCGGTACTGCCCCCCGGAGGAGTGGCTCGACACAATGATCCTCTCCTCCAGTTGTGGTCTTCCCCTCGCCCTTGGGCAGGTCAGTGACGCACTCGGTCTGCCCAAGGACACGGCTAAGGACAAAGCCGGTCGTGACCTCATCCGCCTGTTCTGTACTCCTCGCAAGCCGACCAAGAGTAACCCGAGCACACGCATCAGACCGGAGGACGAGCCTGAGAAGTGGGCGCAGTTCATCGAATACAACAGGCAGGATGTGGTTGCTGAGCGCACCATCTACCACAAGTTGAAACGCTGGCTTCCTGATGAAATCGAGCACCGCATCTGGTGCTTAGACGCGCGGATCAACGAGAGAGGCATACGAGCTGACCGGCAGTTGGTGATGAACGCAGAGGCTATGGGTACACGGTACAAGGAAACACTCACGGAAGACGCAACCGCGCTGACTGGACTGGATAACCCGAACAGTGTGGCGCAGATCAAGGAGTGGCTGCTCAATCAGGAGGGCGTGGATATACCCAGCCTGAACAAGAAGGTCATCGCCGACGTGATGAGCAAGCTGCAGAACGACGCATCTAAGAAGTTCCTCGAACTGCGGAAAGAACTGGCTAAGTCGAGCGTGAAGAAGTACGACGCCATCCTCCGCAGTATGGGAGAGGATGACCACGTACGGGGATGCTTCCAGTTCTTCGGAACCCACACAGGCAGATGGGCCGGGCGACTGGTGCAGTTGCAGAACCTACCCCAGAACCACATGCCAGATCTTGCCGAGTGCCGGGAACTGGTGCGCCGGGGAGATTACGACACGGTGCTTGCCCTGTACGACAGCATATCCGCGCCGCTCAGCGAGCTGATCCGTACCGCTCTCATCCCCGAGCCGGGTGAATACTTCGTGGTCAGTGACTTCTCCGCTATCGAGGCACGTGTCACTGCCTGGTTCGCGAACGAGGAGTGGAGACTTGAGGCGTTCCGTGAAGGCAAGGACATCTACTGCGAGTCAGCGTCACAGGCGTTCAAAGTCCCGGTCGTGAAACACGGTATCAACGGCGAGCTGAGACAGAAGGGTAAGATCATGGAGCTGGCCTGCGGATACGGAGGCGGGGTCGGAGCTATGAAAGCGTTCGGAGCCGACAAGATGGGCATGACTGAGGAAGAGATGGGTGAGAACGTGGCGAAGTGGAGGGACGCCAGCCCGAACATCTGCGCTATGTGGAGAAAGCTCGAGCGCGCCGCTGACCTGTGCGCTTCCAGGTGTACGACGGAGAAGTCCGGCGTAAGGGATGTGACGTTCCAGTGGGAAAACGACATCATGTGGATGACGCTTCCAAGCGGACGGCGCATGGCTTACATACAGCCACGGTACGAGGAGAGCACCAGACGCAACGGCAAGACCCTGAGTTACATGGGGCTGAATCAGGTGACACGGAAGTGGGAGCGAGTAGAGACGTGGGGTGGAAAGCTGACAGAGAACCTTGTACAGGCCACAGCTCGTGACATTCTACGTGACAAGATGCTGGCCCTTGACCTTGCCGGGTATGACATACGGGCTCACGTGCATGATGAAGTGATCATATCCGCGCGGGATAACCCACTCAGGATTCTATCTCCCCTCGATGGGATCAACGGAATCATGAGCGCACCGATCGACTGGGCACCGGGTCTTCCGCTCAGGGGCGACGGATACACCTGCGACTTCTACATGAAGGATTGAAAGGAGAAATGATATGCTGAAAAACGTTGTGCTGTCAATACTTATAGACGCTTTGCTGGTGTTCGTGCTCCTGTACGCCGCCAACTATCGAGTGCATGTTTATGAGGTGCTGAAGAATATTCTCTTCGGGCTCGGCTGTATGTCCATGTTCGGCCTCGTGTATAAGATGGTGTCGTGTCCGTGGGGGAAAGACAAAGTGACAAGCCTGACACTTAGAGAGGAGGACACCGATGCCGCATGAACCTGATATATACGACGATCCCCACCTGTATTGCGAAGTGTGCCATGAGGAGATCGCTGACCGGGAGCAGTACTACGTGGACATAGAGGGGATGACGCTGTGCCAGACCTGCTTCGATGACTGGGTCTGGGAGCATACGAGGAGTGATTGATATGACATGGCTCGCAATAGGAATCCTTCTGTACATCGCAGTCCTAATCATCCTGCTCGGAGGGGGTGATTGACTTGCAGTTCATACCGAGGCCTCATCAGAAGCTGGCCCTCAACTTCCTCCGGGAGCGAGACAAGTGCGCCCTGTTTCTGGACATGGGGCTCGGCAAAACCGTTGTCACTCTCACCCGTATCAAGGAACTGATAGACGATTACGCCATCACCAAGACACTTGTCATCGCACCGAAGCGTGTAGCCGAGGACACGTGGCAGCGTGAACACATGAAGTGGGACCACCTGCACGACCTGACCATCAGCACCGTCCTCGGCTCTGCAGAACAAAGGCGCGCGGCTCTACGGCAAAAGGCTGACGTTTACATAATCAACCGTGAGAACGTGCAGTGGCTGGTGGAAGAGCTGGGAGGACACTGGCCCTTCGACATGGTGGTGATCGACGAGCTGTCTTCGTTTAAGTCCACCAAGGCGAAGAGGTGGCGCTGTCTAAAACGTGTCATCAAGCTGAGCCCGTTCGTGATAGGTCTTACCGGGACACCTGCGCCCAACGGATACATGGATCTATGGCCGGAGCTGTACCTTATTGACAGCGGACAGAGACTGGGCCGCACCCTGGGTGAGTACCGCACCAGATACTTTAACCCCGGCGCACACAAGGGTCACGTGGTATTCGAGTGGCGTCTCAAATCAGGTGCGAAGGAAATGATCGACCATCTGTTGAGTGATGTGTGCCTGAGCATGAGCAAGGAAGACTGGCTCACCCTGCCACCTGTCATGACCAGCACCACCTACGTGCATATGACCAGATCGGAGCGAAAACTATATGACCAGATGCAGAGAGACAAGGTACTCCCCCTTCTCGGTCAGGATGTGGTGAGCGTCGAAGAAAGCGAGTCAGCTGTGGTAGGAGGCACGGCTGCGGTTCTGAGCAACAAGCTCCTGCAGATGGCAAACGGCGCCGTGTATGACGACACCGGTGTCGTATTCCGAATCCACGACGCCAAGCTGGACGCACTGCACGAGCTGGTCGAGGCATACGGAGACGAACCTCTGCTTGTGTTCTACAACTACAAACACGACAGGGACAGGATACTCATGGAATTCCCCGATGCCGTAGAAATGTCCGGGTCTTACACGATCTCGGCATGGAACGAGGGGAAGATACCAATGCTCCTGTGCCACCCTGCCAGCGCAGGGCACGGGCTCAACCTCCAGCAGGGAGGGCACGTGATCGTATGGTTCGGTCTGCCGTGGAGCTTGGAACTGTATCAGCAGGCAAACGCGCGGCTCAACCGCATGGGACAGGACAAGCCGGTGATGATACACCACCTTGCCTGTGCTGACACCATCGACACCAACGTGTTAAAGGTGCTGGAACATAAGAGCGCAACGCAGAAGAACCTGCTGGACGCGCTGAAGATATATCTCGCAGAAAGAAAGGAGGACGAGTGATGGGAGATAGAGCAACGCTTGAGAAAATCTTCGCTATTATGCGTAGGCTTCTGCTTGTGCGGATGGATGGTTTAAACCCCATTCCAAGGAAAGGCACAACGCGGCATGAGTGCTACCGAGCACTGTGGGAAATACAGGAGCTTCTACACACAAACCAGTATTTTGCAGAGCTGCCGCCAACGACCAACGCTGATGTTGCTCCTGTACGGCATGGACGATGGATAGAGGCAGATGAACAGCCGTATTTCCGCAAGAACTATCACACTATGATTTGCTCTGAATGTCGCAAGAAAAAGAACGGCAACTGGAACTTCTGCCCCAACTGCGGAGCAAAGATGGACGAGGACGCACGACATGCAGAGACAGATAGATGAGTGCCGCGCCTTCCTCGAGTCGTACAGGGAGGCACTGGCAGAGACAGACAGGCTTATCGGCGCGGTTCAACGGCTCGACGATCAGGCCCGGAAGGTGACGACTACGATCACAGGGATGCCAAGCGGCGGCGGTGCGGATAAGGATGCTGTCCTTGCCGCTCTCGCAGACGCACGGAACAACGTGGTCAACCGATTCACCTGGGCGCTGAAGCGCAAGGAAGCTGTTGAGGATTTCATAGACGAGATCCCTGACATGACATGCCGTGTCATCCTTCGTCTCCGTTACATCGAGAGACTGAAGTGGCCGCAGATCATAGACCGGCTTGAGGACTCACCTTACGCCTACAGTGAACGCGCCGTGTTCGTTATCCACGGCCGGGCATTGAACGAGGCGCGGAAGATATGGAGCGAGAGAAAGGAGGAGTTTCTCAAATGAGCGCGAAGAAGTACGACCCACCCAAGTGGCTCGTCTACGTGGGAGAGCGGAACGGCGAACACCGTATCGTATGGCATAACGTGTTCGACCACCACGGCTTCCTCAGTGACGTGGCGAAGAAGCTGAAAGGATACGACAAGACGTACAAGGCTGAGGGATGGATAGATGTGGACGCCATCTCCGCAGACCTTCGCTCTGAGGTAATGTACTATTACAGGTGGAAGTGTGAGTGGGAGATAGTCCTGTCGCACTGGCCTCCGAATGACGGGTACCCCGAGCGGAAGATAGACGTGTACGACCAGCTCGAGTTGAACTGGGACGCCTTTGTAGGTTACTGCTGGACACACAGAAAGGAGATCATCAAATGGGCGAAAGAACGGACAAAGTGAACCACCCCTCTCACTACACGCAGGGGAAGGTAGAGTGCATCGACGCACTGGAGAGCGCAACCGCAGGACTGGAAGGACTTGAGGCCATCTGCACTGGGAACGCCATCAAGTACCTGTGGAGATGGAAGCACAAGAACGGCGTGGAAGATCTGAAGAAAGCCCGGTGGTATCTGAACCGCCTGATTGCCAGCGTGGAAAATAACAAATCCGCGCGGACTAACGACACCACAGAGGCGCCGCACCCCTTCGTGGGACCGGACAGGACGTACGCACCCTCCGCCCACCCCGGCCTGATGTACGTGTTTGAGGAGGGGAAATGCGTTGGGTATTATGCCCCCGATGGTTTGACCAAGAAGGAGAATGACCGGCTTGAAGATATCGTCAAGCACTGCCCAAGCGCCGATCCTTCCACAGTTATCTGGATGTTCGTGGAGGGTCTGTGGATATGAGGATCATAGAACCGTACGCACAGATCCTGTTCAGCGACACAAGCTACGACCCGATGAAGTGCATCGAGAAGGCAGGCCGCACGTGTTACAAGAGCGAGGACCACATGACCGAGGACAGCGCGCCTGAGTTTGTCGGACGCATGATCAAGTCGGGACACGGCGCCATGCTGGAGCACGGAAGCATCCTCCTCCAGATGGATCACGACATCTTCGACCTGCTGAGCTGCGTCAAGTGGGCCATGACGAACGACGGTCTCCCCTGCTACCTGCGCTTCACTAACCGTGACGACGTGGTGTCAGGCAACGTGAGGGCGTGGCGTGAGTTCATCGACAGGCTGTACCTCACCGGCGACTACGGCGAGCCGGTGTACCCGGAGGCACTGAGTCCCCTGCTTGCCGAGTACCACGAGCTGTTCCCCGAGGCGGTGGAGAAGTTCCCCAAGATGGCCGACCTTGACAGCACAGTGAGCCGGGTCATCCACGCCGACATGCTCGACCGTGAGAGCCGCTTCACCCACCAGTACGTCATGACTCGGTGGATATGCGACAGAGGAGTAAGCCACGAACTGGTGCGCCACAGACCTGCCTCCTTCGCACAGGAGAGTACGCGCTACTGCAACTACTCCAAGGATAAGTTCGGCAACGAGCTGTCCTTCATCCGTCCTCCGTTCCGCAACGAGCTGATGGACAAGATGTGGGAGATGACCATGCGTCAGACCGAGCTGTCCTACCTCGAGCTTGTCAAGACCGGGGCCCCGACAGAGCTTGCTCGCGCGGTGTTACCGAACTCCCTCAAGACCGAGGTGATCGTGACGGCCACCATCGAGGAGTGGGTACACATCCTCGACCTGCGCTGTTCGAAGGCGGCGCACAGGCAGATCCGTGAGCTGGCCATGCAGTTAAAGGCGCCGATCGAACGTGTGCTGTGGGACAACGTACGGGTCTCAACACTGGGCTTGGAGGACATGCCGGATGGCGAGACAGAAACGGCTGATTGATTTCCGTGGGGGACAGCGCACCTTCGACGAGATAGCCGAGATGACGGGCATACCGAGGGAGACCATACGGAGCCGTGTTCGTGAAGGCTGGACCGGAGAGATGCTCGCTGTTCCGTATAAGACCAACATGGCGCGCAACCTGGGGCAGGGTCACCTGCCCCGGAAGTACCACCAGGTAGACGCACGAGGACCGTACACTGCGTACACTAACGCAGAGCTCTACACCCTCTGGTCGTACTTCTCCGACGCAGAGGACGAAGTGGACAGGCTAATGGACTTCGGCTGTATGGACGAGGACAAAGCCACGGCACTGATTCGCAGGTTCCGTGCGTACAGAAAGGGGAAGATCACAGCGATATGATCATCACAACAGGCAAGTCGCGCCGGGACACACACTGGGTACAGCGTGAGGTATCGTGGGAAGGTCTCGTCGAACGGCTCAAGGATTTCAAACGCACGTCTGAGACCATGGCTGAGTACCGTGCCATGGAAAAGGACCAGCAGGGAGACGTGAAGGACGTCGGCGGGTTCGTTGGTGGGCGCATCGAGGGCGGACGCAGGAAGAACAGCGCAGTTGTGGACCGTTGCCTTGTCACACTCGACGCTGACAACGCCGAGCCGGATGTGCTGGATACGATCATGTGGGAGCTGGGCTGGGCTGAGTGGTTCTGCTACTCCACCCACAGCCACACACCGGAGTCGCCCCGACTGAGGTTTGTATTTCCGCTTAATCGCGCGGTGTCACCGGACGAGTACGAACCGATAGCACGTAAGCTGGCGGAACGGATAGGCATCGACATGATGGACCCGACTACGTATGAGGTAAGTCGGCTCATGTACTGGCCCTCGTGCAGTAAGGATGCGGTGTCTACGGTCGTAATGAGGCACAACGACGCGCGTTGGGTAGACCCTGATGAGGTGCTCGCTGAATACGGTGAGGGCGATGCGTGGAAGGACAGCTCGCTCTGGCCTCGTGGTAAGGACGAGGGCGAGATCATGCGGAGGGAGGCACAGCAGGCAGGCGAACCGGAGAGCAAGCCGGGTATCGTCGGTCTCTTCAACCGGACGTACGATGTGATCTCTGCTATCGACACGTTCCTCTCTGACGTGTACGAGCCGGGGTTGCCCGGACGCTACACCTACGTGAAGGGCAGTACGGCTAACGGCGCAGTGGTATACGAAGACGGACGCTTCCTCTACTCCCACCACGGCACTGACCCTGCATCCGGTGTACTGTGCAACGCCTTTGACTTGGTACGGATACATCTGTACGGTCATCTGGATGTCGGCGGCGAGGTTGGTGAGATAACCCAGCGCGCATCGTACAAGGCGATGTGTGAATGGGCTGCTGAACTGGATGACGTGAAGCGCAAGATGGTCGAGGAGAATGTTGGCGACATGATTGTCGGGAAGTCGGATGCCGAGCCTGAGGATAATCGCGCGGATTCACCGTGCGAGGAAGACGACAGCTGGAAGACTGAGCTTGCACTCAATCGGAAGTCCGGGTTGGTGGAGCCGACCATCGCTAACGCTACCCTCATCCTTGAGCATGACCCGAGACTCGCCGGATGTATTGCGTTCAATGAACTCAAAGGCAGACCAGTCATACGTAAGAAGTTGGACTGGCACCCCGATGTGTCAGACCCGCTCAATGGGGATAACTGGAAGGACGCAGATGACTCACAGCTGCGGTTGTACATGGAGAAGACGTGGAAGCTCGTTGGAAGAAACCAGATTCAGGACGCACTGAATGTCGTGCTGGATGAGAACTCCTTCGACCCGGTTCGTGAGTACCTCGATGCACTGACATGGGATGGAGTGGAACGTGTAGACACATTACTGTGTCGGTACATGGGCGCGGAAGACAACCCCTATGTCCGTGCGGTGACGAGAAAGTGGATGTGCGCCGCCATAGCAAGGGTCTACGTGCCGGGCATACAGTTCGACCACATGCTCGTGCTCGCCGGACCGCAGGGTATCGGCAAGTCTAACCTCGGTAGAAAGCTTGGACACGGCTGGCACACGGACTCGCTTGGTCGGTTGGACAACAGCAAGGAAGCGATGGAAAGACTCGCTGGCAAGTGGATAGTGGAGATCGCCGAGCTTGCCGCACTCAAACGCGCCGAGATAGAGGACGTGAAGAACTTCATCACGAAACAGACCGATGACTTTCGCAAGGCATACGGACACCACAACGATGACCATAGACGCAGGTGTGTGTTCTACGGTACCACGAACAACGCCGAATTCCTGAATGACAGGACTGGTGCCAGACGATTCTGGATTGTCGATGTCCCCGGTATAGATCATGGGTGGCTACCCGGGTTGGACGAAGAGGTCGACCAGCTCTGGGCTGAGGCGAAGGAGCTGTGGAAAAAGGGCGAGGTTCTGGAGCTGACCGATGAGACCGTGCTCGCCTACGCAAAGGAGATGCAGGACAGGCACTCCGCGAGTGACATCCTCGTTGATCAGGTTCGTGAGTTCCTCGACACACCAAGACCGGATGACTGGGAGACTCGGTCGAAAGAGGATAGGCGTAGTTGGTATGTGGGTCTTACACGTGATGACAGGGAGCCGTGTAACTACATGCTTCGTAGGGTATGTGCCAACGAGATATACTACGAGCTGTGTGGCGAAGACCCTGCCCGAAGTGGTGGAAACAACATACTCTACAGGCAGATACGTAACATCCTCAACACACTACCCGGGTGGGTGAAGGGCAAGCAGACGCACACCACGTACGGTCGCCTCACCGTGTGGGAACGCGAATCTGACTGAAGTACTATCCACTATCCAGATACTATCCAATCTACTATCCGGGCGCAAACCATTGATGTATCAAGGAAAATTAAGCGTCTGGATAGTATGGATAGTAAAAATACTAAAAAAGATTTGTGAGGAAAAATAGAGTGGTTACAACTTGTAACCAAAAATAAAATAGCGTAGAGAGTTATAGGAAATTACTATCCTAGCTATCCAACTATCCAAGGAGAAGATGATATGAAGACGTACATTCAGTGGCATGATGCGAAGGAAGAGCTTCCGCAGGAGAGTGAGGTCTGTCTCATCGTGTACAGATGGACCATACTAAAACATGACGAGGTGACCGTTCGGTTCGCGCATTACTTCTGCAACAGGGACACGGAGTCCGGGTGGTACATCGACTCAGACACGGAGAGCTTGGATGATTACTGGCCGCTCGGCGGCGAGGTCTTGTTGTGGGCATACGCTCCTGCGATTCCGACCCTTCCCTTTGATCACAATCTCGATTACCATGTAGGTACGTAACATGGAACTCGAGCGAGACGTTGAAGCATACCTCAAGCGAGAAGTAGAGAAGCTCGGCGGTCTGTGCTTGAAGCACGGGCAGGACGGATGGCCTGACAGAATCGTGTTGCTCCCCGGTGGACTCACGATATGGTGTGAGACGAAGAGGACAGACGGTAAGCTGTCCGTACTGCAACAGTTGAGAGCGAAGGACTTGAAGGCTATCGGTCACAGGGTCTATCCTGTGTGGTGTAAGCAGGACGTGGATGACATGATGGAAGAGGTGATGCCAGATGATTTCAGGGGAACAGTATCCTCTGACGTAGCTACGCGCCCATGAGGCGCGGATAAAAAAAAAGCCCCAGACCTGATACAGGTCTGGGGCTTGTCGTATGTGTGGGCTATTGTGTTGGCAGATAGTACGTGTCGCAGTCGAAGCTCAGGTCGGAGATCGAGATGATGCACTCGATACCCTTCAGCCGCTCCATATTACGGGCGCAGTCGGGATGCTTGCAGGATGCCGGGTCTTCACACAAGCAGTACGTGATGTCCTCGGGCAGGGTCATCACGCATCACCACCTTCCATGAGCCGGGTAAAGTCTACGCTGACGGCATACCGACCCTCTCCCAGATGCGACAGGAGCCAACCGCATATCTCAGGCAGTGTCCCATTAAGCGTAACGACACCCATGCTCGGCGCGATTTTCTCCGGGGCCTTGCTCCCGATCGGTTCGGCGTGGGTAATGTCTAAGTCCTCTTCCGCAGGGGCAGGCTCAGCAGGCGTATCATCCTGCGAGATGAACGCCGACCACAAGTCTCGTGAGATGGTGCTCTTCCCTGCGCCTCTCCCCGGCGTTGGTACGTCTTGCTCAACGAACAGCTTTCTTGCTGTCACATCTGACACACCGAGCATCCTTGCGATGGACGTGACAGACCCACCATTGTCGAGGCAGTTCCGCAGGTAGTTCCCCTTCTCGTATTCAGGTATGCGCTTGTACTCTACGTAGGTCATGGGCTTGCTCAGGTTGTAGGTAATCACTTCTCCGTTTCTCCTTTCCCACTGCCTGCGTGTCATCCCGTCGGACGGGAGCGAACAGGCTTTGCTCTTTGCACCGCACTTCCTATGCGCGGCGCTCCTTCTCACGATAGCTCTCTCACGGTTGGTCTCGTGCATTGTGTACGCTTCGTCTGTCATCCACATGTTAGATCTCCTTTCACAGTGACTTGATACACAGGATGGTGAGCATGGCGGCGATGTAATAACACAGGAGGAGGATTGCGTCCGTCTTGATAGACGGACGCTTGTTGCCCCCATTCATGTCAGTACAGGAGTTCGCAGGGTGTGGATTCTGCGAGGTCGATGTCCCATTTGAGCACGTCGCCCTTCTCGTCATACGCTACGAAGTCAGGCAGGACACAGCAGCAGTCCTGATCCACGTCGTAGTACCACACCTTGAGCGTGGAGTCGATGAAGAAATCCTCACACTCCACACCGTAGAAATACTCACCGTCCGGGGTCTTGATGCAGCCATCCACGAGATACACAGGCATGAGCAGACGGTTGACCGTGTGCTCGGGCAGGAGAGGGATGACGTTGTCCTTCTTCTTGCCTGTGCTCTTCGTGTTCTTGCCACGATAGTCCTTGTACCCTGTGCTCGTGGTGCCGTAGTACTCCCATCCGTCGTCGTCCCAGTCAGACCATCCACCACCGCTGAACGTGGAGAACTTGCCGCCACGATACGACCACAGATACGCATAGCTGTGATTGCTGTACTTGATGCCCTCGCTCTCCTCGAAGTTGCCTATCAGGTGGATGTCGCCGGCATCTGTGAGCAGTGCCATCTTGCTGTCGATCGCGTTCTTCACGAGAGTGAGCGCCCACTTGTTGTCGCAGAACCGGGGTAGTGCTTTGCTCAGGGGGAACAGCTGAGACGCCACGTACTCCATCGTGTCGCTCAGGTCTTTGCGAGGCGTGATGTCGATGATGCCGTTATGTGCTACGCCGAGCTTGCATGTGGCTCGTGGCTTCTTCAGCAGGGTCACGTTGTCTGTCACTGGGAACGGATGCGTACACCCTACGTTGACTCCGCCGTGCGTAGCGATGCGGAAGTGGAACACCATCGGCGTGGCCGTCGTGTCGATCTCTTGCTTGAGTTCATCGAGCCGGGTCGTGAAGTCCTCGAACTCCATGAAGCCCTTCTCGATACGCACCTTCCCGTCCTTCGTGTACATCAGCCCGGCTCCATCCGGGTTGTTGTACCACATGTTCATGAAGTTCTCGTAGGTGGGGAGCTTGGTGTTGGCTGCTTTGGCGCAAATGATACACATATGCATCTCTCCTTTCTGTGTCGTGCCAGCTCACATGGAGATGGCGGTGTTGATTGTGTAAGTACGACTGTCTTCCCAACGGATCGTGTCGGAAACGTAGGTAGAGGGGGCCGGGTCGAACATAGCCGGGGCGTCGTCGGCTACATGTACGAGCCACCGAGTGTCAGTCCACCACGTGTCGCGATCCCCGAAGTGATTGCCGAAGCCGCGCATACCGTCCCACCGAATCTGGATGCGATTCGAACCCACTTCGTCATACACGGTACCGACACCGGTGCTGTGGTTGTACACGTTGGACGCGTCATCCACACCGTCCCAGAGTGCCCGGTCTACGATACGTACACGGTCGCCATTTGCGAATGGAGTGTTCAGGTGCTCGATCTCTCGTGTCGCAACATACCAGCAGTCCGTGCGATGCCCGTGCTGACCGTTGCCGTCATGTCCGTGGGTGAATCCATCGAACGCCACGCAAACATCTCCGATATTGTCACGAGTCTCGATGATCGTGCCAACAGCGTCTGCCAGGTCTCCCCCGTTTAAACGGCGGCCGAGGTCGTTCAGCGTAATACGATCCCAGATGCGGAAGTCAGCAGAGAGCGAGGCCGGATGACACCGGTATTCGTACGGGATTTCGTCAATGTGTCCGGTGTAGGTGAGGAAGTCATCCGCCTCGTCGAGTGTCATCTGACAGGCGTGGCCGTCCGCAATCGTCTGACGGCAGTTGCCGAAACCAGAGTCGCCCTCTTCCACGTACAGGGCGAGCCGTTCTACGTCGTCGTTCACGGACATGACCGTAACGTGCTTGATATGGCCGCGCCACAGCATCGTGGCCTGATCGCCTACCTTCCACACGTGGAGCTCGGTGCTTCCCAACACAGGAGGCTGAGGCTTGGCCGGGAACTCCGCTCCTGCGAAACGATCAGCCACGTAGTCGTTCAGCTCCTGCCACTCGTGGAAGTGCTGAACGTCAGACCACTGGGCCTCGAGGCACTGCTGTACGTCGTGACCCATTGCGTATTCGCACAGGTTCTGCACGAGCTGGAGGGTGGCGAAGATCGTGTCCACCTTCAACGTGCCACGGAACAGACGGAACTCAATCGTGTCGTTGTTGTACAGATTGAGTGCCACGTACCGGTCACGAAGCGCCTGGGTTTCGCACAGTTTGACGGCTCTCTGCACCGTCGTGGAATCATGCAGACGGTGGATGACCTCGGTGCGAGCGCTCCAGTGGTTGTTACTCCTGCGAGAGAACCTCCACAGCTCATCCCACAGCCGATCCATGAGCACGATGATCTTCGCCACCGTGTACTTGCGAGCGACGCCGGTGTCGCCGAGTTCGAGCCGACCGACGTGGACATGCAGACCGCAGGTTCCCGCATCGTGGGACTTGAACCCATAGCTGAGGCCGATGTTGCACAGCTCCTTCCACGGCAGACGGGTCATGTGCCAGGCGAGAGTGCCGGGATGCGTGACCAGTTCGATGCCGTTGCTCAGACTGCCGTCATGCTTGCAGTAGATACGGGGCGAGCAGTCACGTAGCTCTCTCACGCAGGGGTTGACCCCATTGCCCTTGTCCATCTCGAGCTCCACACCCATCGTGAGCTCGCCGCCAACATAGCAGGTGGTGCCGTCGTCATCCCCAGTCGTGCCGAACACAGGAGCAGGCTTGTAACCGTAGCTGTCGAGTTCGTCATCACTCTCGTCATCATCCGGACGGCAGCTCTCGCAGTACCACTCCTCGCGGTCGTCATCCCAGCATGCGTCCTCTCGCAGGAGAACCTCGCCGCAGTCGGCGCACTGACACCAGTTGTCACTGCACCCACAGCAGATCGCGTGATACACATCGCTGTACTCGATGAGGTGGGGGGCGACCAGCTCTTCACAGTCCGTGCATCTCACGAACTCATTCTCGGCACAGTCTTCACACACCGTGATGTAGGACGACCAGCTCACACGAGCGGACTCCGTGCGGTCAACCTGAACGAGCTGACCGCACCGCTCGCAGGTTACGTACTCACGGTCACGGCAGTCCTCACAGATGGGGCCGTCCACACTGTCGATGACCTCGCCCTCGATGATGCAGCCGCAGCAGGCGCAGGTGATGGGCTCTTGCTCTTCCGTGTTCATGATCTCGATCTCGTTTGCCATGTTTATATCTCCTTCGTGTTATATTCGAGGCGACTGGTCTTGCGGAATCAGGCAGGGCTTGTCATCCCTCGTGTTCCGCTTGCCGTTTCGCCGAGCCGGTTCGGCATCTCATCTCCCTGTTCATGTGCCTCCCCTTCAGGGAGGCACTGAACTGGGGGATGAGTCGTGTGTTATCGTGAGGGTTTAGCTGTCGAGCAGCTCACACGCTTCGTGAATCTCCGGCAGAAGTTCCTGCTTCATGACCCGCCGCGCCTTGCGTTTGAGGATAACCTCGAGTTTCCGGCGATTCCGGATGTTCACGTACTGCGGGACGTCCAAATCCCATGCCCGGTACTCCTTGCTTGTGCGACGCTTGAGTTCGTTCATGTGTCATATCTCCTTCGTGTTAATTTTCGGGGCGGCTTCGGCTTGGCGGCGGTTTAGTTTATAGCCTCCATCCTCTCCCCTAAAGGGGAGAGGTGGAGGCGTAATAAACTATCGTACGGTATCGTGTCCCGCAACCCGATAAAAAAAATATTGCGTACACTGTTGACAGTACAGATTTCCTGTGCTATAATGTGATCAACAAAACAAGGAGGGGGTATCTCACATGACAGTGAATGACGCAAGGAAGAACGCCAACAGGAAGTGGGACAGCGAGAACATGATGACTCTCGCTTGCCGTGTGCCTCGTGCCATGGGCCTGAACTTCAAGGCGATGGCAGAGCGCAACAACACGACAGCACATCAGCTTCTCAAGGGTTTCGTGCTGAACTATCTCAGAGGTGACGCGCCATACCACACCAAGGGAGACGCGCCATTCATGGAGGCGGCGTTGGATGCGGTGAGAGGCATAGCAAAAGAGGCAGGTGTAAATCCTGCGGGCCTGCTTCACTCCATCGTATGGGAGTGGGTAGCCAACTACGAGGAGACACATAAAAGTGTGCAGTGAAATTCAGTATCCTCGTGTGGTATAAGTAAGATAGACCAACAGGGACAAGGGGATAAATCCCCTTGTCCCCTATCATATGTGGAGGTGAATGACATGCCCGACAATGGGGAGATTAAGCGACAGGAGAACTACCCCAACCTCGTGTCACCTGAATATACGAACGCACAACTAACGCCCGAACAGCGTAGAGAATCCGCGAGCAGGGCAGGAAAAGCCTCCGGACGCGCACGTTTACTCAAGAAAACGCAGGCAGAAATCCTCAGACAGATCCTCGCGCTGCCTGAATTAGACGAGAACAAGCGTGAACTCCTGCAAAATATGGGGCTTGACGGTAACATCGCTGACCAAATCAACTTTGCCGTGTCAAGTAAGGCACGAGCAGGCGATGTCGAGGCCGTGCGATATGTGCGTGACACGATAGGAGAGAAGCCGCGCGAAGGGCTTGAGCTTGGCAACCTTGATAACCGTCCGCTTGAGACGATAGACCTGAGCAAAATGTCCGACGCACAGCTGCAGCAGCTCGCCGAAAACCGGAAAAAGGATTGACGATGTTGCAATCGTGTTGCACTTTTTCGGTGAGCAAGACACCAACCCCTTGATTTTCCTACGTTTTCTGGGCAACCTACCACATCCAACCCAGAAACACAACGGCCTCACCGACACACGAAGGCTGTGCTTTGCGTGGCGTGTGTAACGGAGGGGGATCACCGTGCCGCAGGAAATATGTGACACGGGTACGTGGTGATCCCGCGCGAAATTGCGTCGGTGTGTCGGCTGCATGACTTCGTGCCCCCGACACGTCGCGCGCGCATGAGCTGGCGTGTGTAGCGGAGGGGAATCCAGAAGAGAAAAATAAAAAAGAGGAGGCAGGGCCGAAGCCCCGCCTCCTTCTCGTCAGTTCCATCGGCTGTCAAGGCCGACATCGTATTCCGTCTCAGGGAAGATGTCACCCCACACTTCGCGCATGGCTTCTTCTTCCGAGAGCCCCTTGTTCAGGAGCTCCCGGTAGCAGGTGAGGAAGTAATCGCCTGTGCTCACTTGGCACCCCCGATCAGGGAGGCGAGTGCGGACAGCTGGGCCTGAAGGTCAGCCAGCTTAGCGGCGAGCTGATCCTCGTTGGAAGCGGCGGCCGTTTTCTTCGGAGCGGCGGCCTTGGTCTTGCGGGCGGTGGTCGCCTTCTTTGCCGGAGCCTTTGCCTTCGTGGCAGGCTTGGCCTCCTCCTTCGGCGCGGCCTTCTTCTCGGCCACCTTCACCCAGGGGTGCTTCAGCGTCTTGCGGGCCTCCACCGTGTCGTAGTTCCAGGTGCGGAGCATGTACCGCTCCAACTGCCAGGCGGCGATGCGGGCCTCCTCGTCCGTGGTCTCCAGCTTCCCGGCCAGGACCCGGACATGCGTGGCCAGCGGCAGGAGCTCGTTCGCCCTGCGCCGCGTCTCCTCCTTGAAGGCGTCAGACTTGGCGATCTCCTTGCAGGTGAGGATGACCTGCTGGGCGGACTTCTCCGCGGCGGCCTTGTCCCCCTTGCCTTCCCACCACTTGGCGGTGTAGTGGCCCTTGGGGTTCTGGGCGAGCAGGGCTTCGATCTTCACGGACTTCTTAATCTGCATAGCTTTCATGGTATAGACTCCTTTCGTTATGGCGGATAGGTCGCCACCCTATTTGTGGTAGGGGCTGATAGGCTCAACCCCCAGAAGCCGCTGGGATCAGAAGAGGTCAATCAGAGTGTCGAACTCATCGTCGTCGTACTGACTGACCTCAATGCACTCGGCGTCGTAGACGTCCTCCTGATCGGCGGTCGCATCGCCCAGCCCAGCGAACACGACCAGCCTGTACAGCTTGTCACGCAGGTCGCGGAAGATCGAACGGCCGATCTTGTCCAGCGCGTCCGTATCCACGTTCTCCAACTTCTCCAACAGATCAACGTTTTTCATTTGGGGTAACCTCCGAAATAAAATGTCAAGCTGGGAAAACATATTCCCCTCCCGCTTGCAAAGCAAAAGAAGCGGGAGGGGAATGTCGCCGACGCGCTGCTACGCTACAGAGATTTTCCAGCGAGCGACGAAGGGCGGTCCCCACTATTTCTTCAGCGAAAGATAGGGGTACCCAGGTCGCGACGAAGGCAAGAGCCACGTCGGATGACCCACGGGGTCCCCCATGTCCGGAATGGTATAGTGTCGTTCCTCTTGTCCCTTTATATACAAAACTGCGAGCAAATTTCGAACTTCAAAGCTGTAACCCGATGATCCACGACGGCTGCTCACTAAACCCGTTTATTCCCAATCTACTTCCCCACCACCCACGGGGTCCGGTGCTTCCTCCTTTCACACCCCCTCCTAATGCTCCGTGGGTGGCCTCTTTTAACTATGGAAATTAACAAAAACGCGCCCACTGACTACGACATCCTATACGGTGAATTGGCAGCACGGGAACTGGCCCGGCGGAACTATGCATCGTATTTGGCTTATGTAAACCCCGATTGGATAGCAACACGGATGTCTACTTTCCTGGCTAATAAGGTGCAGGAATTCATCGAGTCCGATACGGGGAACGCGTACGACATCCTGGTAATAGAAGCCCCACCCCAGCACGGTAAGAGCATGACGATCAGCGAGTCCCTACCGAGCTGGTATTTAGGCAAGTATCCAACCTCCCGCGTCATTGAGGCCAGCTACAACGAGGAGACTGCAGAACGGTTTGCCCGGCGCAATAAAGAAAAGATTCGGCAATTCGGCGCGATTTTGTTCTCCGCCCAAATCGGTGAAATAGATCGCGCGACCGAATTCGAGCTGGACAACCACCGGGGCAGGATGATCAGCCGCGGCATCATGTCAGGCATCACTGGCAACCCGGCGAACCTTCTCCTCATAGACGACCCCATAAAGAACAGGATGGAGGCGGACAGCGAGACCCTGCGATCCCGGGTGTGGGATGAGTGGCAGAACACTCTCAAAGCTCGACTCTCCGCCGGGGCGAAGGTATTGCTCATCATGACACCGTGGCATGAGGACGACCTGGCGGCTCGGATACTCAACACGGAACACAACGTGACACTCCTTCGCCTCCCTGTTGAGGCGGAACAGGACGACCCCCTGGGACGCGAACCGGGCGAGCCCCTTTGCCCCGAGCTGGGCAAAGACGCGGCGTGGCTGGCTGACTTCAAACCCAGCTACATACGCGACCCAGAGGGCGGGGCGCGAGCGTGGGCGGCGCTGTACCAGTGCCAGCCCCGGGTAGAGGAAGGCGACATCGTCAAGCGCAACTGGTGGCAGTACTACAACCCCGCGGAGATCGGGACGTTCGGTACGGAGGTCATCAGCGTCGACGCCTCGTTCAAAGGCGGGAAGAACAACGACTACGTGGCGATCACGGTCTGGGGCAAGCGCGGTTCGAACTACTACTGCCGCTACTGTCTGAACCAGCACTTAGACTTCCCGGGTACCCTGCAGGCCATCAGGACAGTGAAGCAGCTGTTCCCGAGAGCGATGTCGGTTCTGATAGAAGATAAGGCAAACGGCAGCGCGATCATCTCCGTCTTGCAGAGGGAGATGTTCTGCATACCCGTTAATCCACGAGGCGGCAAGGAGGCGCGAGTTAATGCGATTGCACCGGCTATCGAGTCCGGGCACGTGTTCTTACCGGTCGGGGCGCCGTGGGTCTCGGAGATGGTGGATCAGTTCGCGGCCTTTCCCGCAGCGGCCCACGATGACATATGTGACTCCGTGTCGCAGGCCCTGGGATATCTGCTGTTCTCATCCGGCTCCTACGAGCAGCCGGTCCTGACCGAGGAAGAGAGATATTATGAAACCGCCGAGGAGAAATTCCTCGACGGTGATGTTTTGTTCGACCCTTACGCGGCTATGGACCCGAACACCGTAACGGGGTCCTTAACTCACATAGGAGGGATATAACGTGTCGACCAGAGTACGATACTTCGAGCCGGAGCTTGAACGGACAGGCGGCGCGATTTTGCAGGGGATACCGGAGAAGGTCAGCGATCTGCCCAACGACAGCGGCTTCGTGGACGCGGCGGGAGCGGCGGCAGCGGCCCCCGTGCAATCCGTAAACGGCATGACTGGGGCGGTTAAAGTCATCAGCGACGCCGCCCCCGACGCAACATCCACAGCGGCCCAATGCCTTGCATATGCTCAAGCGCATCCAAACGTAATGTTTACGTGGGCGAAGTGGGCTGCTGCGACCTATACGCCCGTACAAACAAGCGGCTCATGGGTGTACACACTTTACACGACATATACGGACAGCGGACAGTACACGGTGTTCGAAGCGGCAAACAACACTACGGGCGACCTGTACCGCTGCAAGGCGGACGGGACATGGGTAAGACTGGCCGCGGAGCCGACGCGAGTTACAGCAAACCTTTCCGCTGACGTTTCCACAGCGAACGCCACATGGACGACGCTGACGAGCATTACTCTCGATCCGGGTGTATGGCTTGTGAACGCCGTAGCCAATTTTCCGAGCAACGCAACCGGGATAAGACGCTTGATTCTTTCAGGCGCAAGCGGGACCAGCGGCTCGACAAGGTACTGGGATGATATAAGCCCGGCGGTGTCCGGTGGTGTTACTTTTTGTAGGTTCACCGGGATGACAAAAATTACCTCGCAGACAACCTATTATCTCAGAGCGTACCAGACTTCCGGCGCGGACATGACAGTTTCTCAGTATTCCGGCGTCGACGCCATACGGCTCATTTAAGGAGGGACACTTCATGTATATCGTGATGGAAATCCAGACAAACAGCGACGGCACGGTGGGAACGCTGGTCAATTCCTATGCAGACAGAGACCATGCGGAGAGCAAATATCACACGATTCTGGCATCTGCCGCGATCTCAACGCTGCCTTGTCACGCGGCTGTGCTGCTGACGGAGCAGGGGCTGATCCTGGCCAACGGGTATTACGAGCACGGGGAGGCGTGACAATGGCGCAATACATCATACCAGCCATCGCGGCGATAATCGTGGCGCTTATTGAGGTGCGCGGATCACGGGAAAGGAAGCGCGCAGACGCCAGAGCGGCAAGACGGGCGCAGGAGTCACGGCTGAGCATGGATATGTTGTTCACCAACAGTGAGATGTGCGACGTCTTGTGTATCGCTCTACAGGGCGGCACGATCAACGGCAACGTAGAGAAGGCGAGAGAAGCTGCCGCCCAAGCTCGAGAAGCGTATCGGAGCTTCCTGAGAGATCAGGCAGCGAATCAGGTAAGCAAGGTATAGAGGAGGAATAAACAATGGCTGCTCCGAAAGGTACAACTCCGACTTTAACGCTGACCTTTCCGGAGAACACGGTTGATCTGACGACAGCATCGAACGTGTACGTCACGTTCGCATGGTCGACGAAGACCCTCACCAAGACGGGCTCTGACCTTGCAGTCAGTCCACACAGCATAGATGTCTATCTCACTCAGGCAGAGACGCTGCGGTTCCCTGTCGGGGCGGTTAAAGTACAGGCCAACTGGGTTTTCTCAGACGGCAGTCGGGAGGCATCGAACATCTCTTCGTATGACTTCACGGCTAACTTGCTGGAGAAGGTGCTGCCGTGATCAGGATACCGATGACCATATCGGGTAACACCGCGCCGATAAAGGTCAGTGTCAACTCCGGAGCCAGAAGCATTTCCATGGGGGTAACCTCCGAGACGAACGTAACGATCATAGGAGAGTTCCCGGATTACGACGGACCGACTACTGTTACGCCGAGCGCGGAACAACAGGTCCTTTCCACAAACGAACACCTGATGCGCGACGACATCATCATCGGGCCGATTCCTGAGAACTACGGACTCATTACGTGGAACGGCTCCGTCCTTACTGTTTCTTAAGGAGAGATACAATGGCACAGAATGTAGTTATCAACGGCGTCACATACTCGAGTGTTCCGAAAGTGCAGATCCCCAAAAGCGGCTCCGGCACGGCGACGTTCACAGATACCAGCGATGCGACGCTGGATACCGGGGACAAGATGCTCGCCTCTGTCACGGCGTATGCCAACGACACCAAGTACACCGGCACGATCGCGACCAAGACGGCTTCCGACCTGACGGCCAGCGGCGCCACCGTTTCGGCCCCTGCCGGGTACTATGCCTCCAGCGTGTCCAAGAGCGTGTCCAGCGGGTCGGCGACGGCCCCGGCTACCATCTCCGGCACTTCCGCGTCGGTCAGCACGGGGACGAACACGCTGACGCTGAGCAAGACCGTGAGCGTAACGCCGACGGTCTCTGCCGGGTATGTGTCCTCCGGTACGGCGGGCAACAGCTCCGTGTCCCTCACGGCCAGCGTGACGACTAAGGGCGCCACCACGTACACCCCCACAACGTCTGACCAGACGATTGCCAGCGGTACGTATCTCACAGGAGCGCAGACCATCTCCGGCGATGCCAACCTCCAGGCTCAATACATCGCGAGCGGGGTCAGCATATTCGGCGTGGCCGGGAGCCTGTCTGCGGCGACCATCTCCCAGGACGGAGTGACGAAGGTACTGAGCATATCGTAAGGAGGGGCCATGGCACAGAATGTAACCGTAGCCGGCGCGTCGTATTCCGATGTCCCATCTGTCGCTCTCCCCAAAACGGGGGGTGGCACGTCCTCCTTCTTTGACGTGTCCGACACAACAGCGGCGGCGTCTGATGTGGCCAGCGGGAAGTACTTCTACACCGCGGCTGGAGTCAGGACAGAGGGCACGTCAAGCGGCGGCGGTGGTGGGGATTATCCATGGTTTGGCCCGGGCACTACATACGTCGGCAGGATTCTAAATCAGACCATAAACCTGTCAACCGGCACGTCCTACAACTCGTGGTCGGCCTCAACTACCGCAGGCACGATCAAAGCGGCAAGCACAGGCAACGATTGCTCACAGGTTATTGACCGCGACAATACATGGTGGCTCGTCTATCGCGCTTATGTGGACGTGGCTTTCAATGCTGGGGCGACGCTGAAGAACACGGTGAAAAGGTATGGGCTATATTATGTTATCCAATACTACTCGTGGCCATCAGACAACGGGAATCTGACAGCCGGGACAAACAACACCGGCAATCAGGTCGCATGGAACTTATACGGAATCCGCTACTACGGAAACACCACCGGGACGCTGGCGTATTCTGCTTCGACCCGATACGGGCCGATGTATATTGCCACCCCCACGGTGGGCACCAGCGGGACGACTGTCACTATTAAAAATGCGGCGATTCAGGCACGGTGCAGCTCCACATATTTCGCCACAGCCAGAAAGACCGAGGTCGATTCTGCCAACACGAACATGGTGATTACAGTGGACGTGTACAAGACGCCCTGTCCCAACAGCTTCCATTCGCGGATGGTCGAAAACCTCAGCACAGACATGACGAGCGGCCTGTGAGGTGATCATCTATGACAATACCTGAAAAAGCAGTCCAGTGGGCCGTTGAAATCGCTAAAAATCCTGAACACGGGTACGACCAAGCCAGCAGATGGGGCCCCAATTATGACTGCAGCTCCCTTATAATCTCCGCGTATGACCAAGCTGGGGTCAAAGTACGGCAGAACGGCGCCTCATACACGGGAAATATGCGTTCTGCACTGCTCAAATCCGGGTTCAAAGTGGTTACGGACAACACTTTGCAGGCCGGAGACGTACTTTTGAACGAGAAAAACCACACGGCGATGTATATCGGCGCGGGTCAACTGGTTCAGGCGTCCGTAAATGAGCGCGGAGGGATAACCGGAGGCGTATCCGGGGACCAAACAGGCCGGGAAATCAACATTTCTCCCTATTATAACTACCCCTGGGACGTGATTTTGCGGTACAACGGCGCGGATAACGCCCAGACGCCCCCTCCTGCCCCCGATCCGGTGCAGGAAACGTGTCTCGTCGTCGCTCCGTTCCTAATCAGAGGCGATTACGGGACGAGCGTACGGATGTTACAGGCCCTCCTGCTGGAACACGGGTGCCAGCTGCCCAATTACGGCAAGGATGGAGACTTCGGTGGGGAAACCGAGGCCGCTGTCAAGGTGTTCCAGAGGGCGGCACGGCTGGATGACGACGGAGAGGTCGGTCCTATGACATGGGCAGCACTACTTGGGAGGTAATAACATGAAATTGAGCAACAAAGCCTACGACATTTTGAAGTGGATCGCGCTGATCGCGCTAGATGCGATCGGTGTGTGCTACAGAACCCTTGCTGCGATCTGGGGTTGGCATTTCGGTGAGGAAGTTCTGGCCTCCTGCGCGGCTCTGTCCCTGCTGTTGGGTACCCTGATCGGTGTATCCACGGCGCAGTACTACAAGGAGGAAAGAAAATGAGCCTTACACCTTTAACCCGATGGGAGAAGTTCATGGCCAAGATCGCGGGTCAGGACGTAAGCATCTCCCCGCTCAGCCGTAAAGAGCAGTTCTATGACGATATCGCGACGACCTCTTCTACCCTGCAGACCAAAGCCGCGGCGACTCCGCCCTTCTCTGTCTCGGAGCCCACCGACGGTCAGACGCTGGTGTACGACGCCACGGACGAAGTATGGAAGAACGGGGCTGGCGGAGGCGGCGGCGGTGCGCTGGTGGTAAATGTTACCGTTGCGGACGATGTGGTTACTTGCGATAAAACCGCCGGGGAAATGGCAGAGGCGTATCTGTCTGGCACTGTGGTAATTGCCGTCCCGTCAGAGGGCGCAGGCTTCAATGACAATTACTATCTTGTGGTCTGGGCCGAGTGGAGCGATGACGGCTCTTATGATTTTCATACAACTATTGGGGATGTGTATTCCGCTGACACCGCAAGCGATTATCCAGCCTCCACGCTTATAACTTAATTCCCACGAACCCACACGGCACGGTTCTGAAAGAGGAGTGAATAACAATGGTTTCATGGACTGAACAGAAACAGAACATCGACGGAACCTTCTACGGTGAGGGCTTCTGTCTTGACGACGATACCAAACCCACGGCAGGCATCGGCAACGGTTCCTGTCTGGTCGCGATGGACAGCGGCAAAGTGTACTGCTTCGACGCGGACAGCGGCGACTGGGCTGAGTTCGGCAGCGGCGGCGGAGGTGGCGACTAATGAGTATGGCTCAAACGATCGCCCTGATCAAAGCTCTCGGCTCCGGCGGCGGAGGCGGCGGTGGCGGAGGCGGTGGCGGCGGCGCACTGGTGGTCACAGTAACCTATGATGAGGGAACTCAGACCTACACATGCGACAAGACCGCACAGGAGATTTATGACGCAAGCAAAGCCGGAGCCGTAGTTTTTGACATTGACTATTACACAGTCACCTTGCTTACCGCCTACTGCGAAGAGGATTACGGCGGCAAATTCTATCTGTATGACGGATATGAACTGGAGGGCTTTGTAACCTTTACGGCAGCTTCTGCAAGCGATTATCCGACATTCAGTGTTGGCAGCTAATCCGCACAAACTGAAGCGGCTCACAGGAATTACTTATGAACTACATAATCTACGGAGCAGTCGGCGTGATAGCCGTACTGCTCCTCTTCATTACCGGGACCTACACCGGCTGGCGATTACGTGTCGCCTATGAAAAGCACAACCGGAAGGTCGTGCATGAATCCCTTACGGAAGAGCAGAAGCAGCGATACCGTCAGGACCAGCAGGCGTTTGAGACTATGTTGAACTACAACCCTGACATGGCCTACGGTATCGCTACATCTGTAGAGGATTTGCTGAAGGAGAGGTGAAACTGAGTGGACCCCAAAAAGGCGGACAAGACAAAGGTGTGGCAGTACTACGAGGCAGGGCGCACCTATAACAACTCCCTTATCCCCAACCAGTACAGCCTTGTAAACACCAACATCGAGTTCTTCGCCGGAAACCAGTGGCTGCACCTCCCCGAGACTCCGGCCATGAGCCGGATGCCGAAGCCCACGTTCAACATCATCAAGCGCGTAGCTTCCCTGTTCGTGGCGTCTATTACGTCCAGCGCCACGACGCTGAGCTTTGAACCGCTGGCGTACTACGACGGAAGCAACATAGCCGACCCTGACTCCAACGCGGCGGACTTCGCTACGGCTGAGGTACAGAACCTGCTGGAGAAGTTCCACATGGAGTACCGCACCAGAGAGGCGCTGTTCGACGCAGTGCAGACTGGCGATTACTGCGCGCATTTCTACTGGGATCCCAACGCCCTGCCGTTCGGCGGAGCGTATGGCCCCCATCGCGGTGAGATCAGGATGGAGCTGGTGGATGGCATCAACGTCATGTTCGGTAACCCGAACAACCGGGACGTCGAGTGCCAGCCCTACATCCTGCTGATCGGACGCGACACGGTGGAGAACCTGCGCTTCGAGGCCGAGCAGCACCACGTGGACAAGCTCGAGCGCGAGACCATCCAGCCTGACTACGACACGGCATGGCAGGCGGCGCAGGGCGGTCACCACGAGCTGATCCCGGACGACGACGGTCACGGTAAGGCGCTCTACTGCATCATGTATTTCAAGGTGTCCAAGGAAGAGGACGCCATCGACCCCAAGACCGGGATGCCACTGCAGGAACAGGTGCTTGACAAGAGCGGCAATCCTATTCCGCTGAAGGACAAGGACGGCAACATCGTGGTCGACCTGACCGGCCAGCCCCAGTTCAAGACCAAGACGGTGCGGCACAGAGTGACCACCGTACACGTTACGAAGGCCACCAAGACCTGCACCATCTACGAGGATATCGACACCGGGCTGTCCCGGTACCCCATCGCGTGGGGCAACTGGGAACGGCAGAAGAACCAGTACCACGGACGCGCCCTCGTGACCGGCATCATCCCGAATCAGATTTTCATTAATAGTATGTTCTCCATGGTCATGCGCCACCTGCAGCTCCTTGGCTTCCCCAAGACGCTGTACAACGCGGACGTGGTAGGACAGTGGACGAACGAGATCGGGCAGGCGATCGCGATCCGCGGCCTCCAGCCCGGGCAGAACGTAAACGCTGTAGCCTACAACCTGCAGCCTGCCGACATGTCCAACCAGATCATCGCCACCATCGACAAGGCGGTGGCGTACACCAAGGACTGCCTCGGTGCTACGGACGCGCAGCTGGGCAGTGCAAGGCTGGACAACACCTCCGCGCTGATGGTGCTGCAGAGCGCGTCTGATGTGCCTCTGGAGAACCCCCGCTTCGGTCTGTACGAGTGGTACAAGGACATCGGGTACATCCTGCTGGACTTCATGGGCACGTACTATGGTGAGAGACCCATCGTGCGTGAGCGTGAGTTCGAGGAGCCTGTTATGGGTCCGGATGGAGCGGCGCAGATAGACCCGTTTACCAACGGAATGATGACCCAGAAGATCACACGGAAGGTGATCGAGGAGTTCGACTTCTCCCAGTTCAAAGACCTGTGGCTTAACGTCAAGGTGAACGTGGGAGCTTCTACATATTACAGCGAGATCGCCATGGTCCAGACTCTGGACAACCTGCGGCGCGACGGGATGCTGGACGCTATCCAGTATCTGGAGCGTATCCCCGATCGGTTCATCCCGAAGCGGATGGAGCTGATCGACAACCTCAAGGAGAAACTCAAGGCGCAGGAGCAGGAGCTGGCGAAGCAGCAGCAGATGCAGATGCAGAACGGCATCATCCCCGGCTCGGACGGGCAGGCTATCGGTTCCATGACGGAAGACCAGGAAGCCGCGTTCGGCGCCGAGGAGGGCGCAAGGCACCGCATCCCTCCATCCGGGACACGGCCGGTAGCCGGTGGGGGTCTCACCCCTGACCGAGCTTTGTCGCAGATGACACCCAACATGCAGGATCGTTACGCGGAACTGCCCAAGCGAGCGCAGAAAATCATGAGGAATCTGCACTCCTCCCCCAAGTAAGCTCTTAGCTTAAATACATTCTTCTCACCATGAAGAAAGGAGAACCCTATGGCGGAAACAGAAAATGAGGTTAGGACCTACGATGAAGAGTTCGAAGCTCTTCTGCCCGACGGCTGGGCAGAAGGCGCGGATATCTTCGATCCTGACAGCTGGGGCGCTGAACCTGCTGAGGACGCTCAGGAGGACAACGGCGATGAGGCTGCGGGTGAAGAGCAGGAACCGGCTGACAGCACCACCACTGCTGATGACGACGCCGCCCTAACCGAGGAGAACGAAGGAAACGGCGACACCACCACTGCCGCGCAGACCACGGGCTCCGACAAGCTCAGGTTCAAGGCCACCGTGGATCACGAGGACAAGGACATTGAGCTTGACATCTCAGAGCTGCCCACACTGTACCAGAAGGCTGCGGTAATGGACCGCTACCAGCAGAAGGTAGCAGAGCTGACGCCCATCAAGGATCAGCTCGATGCCCTGCAGCAGAAGTACTCCGGCATGGAGGAAGAGCTGTCTGCGTGGGATGCCATCGCGAAGGGACTGGATTTTGAGGATCGCACTGCACTCAGGAATGGTGTGATCGAAAACGCCGTGCAGAACTACATCAGTGAGCATCCGAACGTCCCGGAGGAGATGGCGCGCGATTTCATCACGCGCAAGTTTAATTACGTACCGCAGGCCAAAGCGCCGGAAGCTAAGCCCGATCAGCCTGCTCCCGCTGCGCAGAAGCGCGACTTCCGGAAAGAAGTGACAGCCCTGTTCGAAGCCTTCCCTGACGCACGGGGGCAGCAGCTCCCGGAATCCGTACTCCAGTCAGCCGTCGCCGGTAAACCGCTGGCACAGGCGTACGCGGAGTATGTAGCGGGGAAAGCGAAAGCCGATGCAGCTACCGCGAAACACGAAAACAAAATTTTGCGGCAGAACCAAGAGTCGGCAAAGCGCGCGCCCGGACTGGGCGTGACAGGCGGAGGGAAGACAGACACTTCCCCCGAAGACGATTTCCTCAGAGGATTCAACTCCGACAGCTGGTGATTGGTTCTGCCTCGGCCATAAGAAAGGAATGATAGATCATGGCCGCTGGTATCAATCTTGCCAGTAAGTACGCGAAGCAGGTCGACGAGAGATTCACCCGTGAGTCTCAGGCCATGCTCGCGCTCAACAACGACTACGAGTTCACCGGAGTCGAGACCGTTAAGGTCTACAGCATCCCCGTCGCTCCGCTCGGTAACTACACCAAGAGCGGTCTGACCCGTTACGGCACCGCAGGCGACCTGACTCGCAACGTGCAGACCATGACCATTACTCAGGATAAGGCCTTCACCTTTGTCATCGACAAGGGCGACAAGGTCATGTCCCAGATGGTTATGGACGCCGGTAAGGCTCTGTCCCGCGAGCAGAAGGAAGTTCTGGTGCCCTACTTTGACACCTACGTGTTCAAGAAGCTGGCTGACACCGCGACGAGCTACGGCAACACCGACAGCACGGCGCTGGCTAACAGCAACGCTTACGCCATGTTCCTCAACGGCATGGAGGCTCTGGGCAACGCCAATGTTCCCGATCAGGGTCGTGTGGCTTTCTGCTCCTACCGCTATGCCAACCTGCTGAAGCAGGACCCCGCCTTCATGAAGTACGGCGACAAGTCTCAGGAGATGCTCATTAAGGGCGTCATCGGCGAGGTCGACGGCTGCAAGATCGTGAAGGTTCCCGCTTCCCGCCTGCCCATGGGCTGCGGCTTCATTCTGACCCATCCCATCGCGGCTTGCGCTCCCAAGATTCTCGAGGATTATAAGATTCACGATAATCCTCCGGGCCTGTCCGGCTGGCTCGTAGAGGGCCGCTTCCTGTTCGACTGCTTCGTGTTGAACGAGAAGATCAGCGCCATCTACTACCACGGCGGTCAGTCCGTACTTGGTGCTCTGGATGTTCGCAGCTCCGCTACGGACACCAACAAGTCCACCATCTATGTGAATGGTACTCTGGCCAGTGGTCATCACTGGGCTTGGTACAAGGGCACTGCTCCCGCGTCTGTCTCCTATGGCGACACCGTGGTCGGCGGTACCACCACTGGTTGGACTGCTCTGTCCACCAATCCGGAGGAGATCACTCTTACCGGTGACTCCAACACCATCTTCACGGTGGTCGAAACTGACGCCAGCAATTACGTTATTGCTGTCGGCACCGCTCTCATCAACAAGGGTTAAGCCCTCAATCGTCGTGCCGGGGGACGTTAAACCCCGGCTTTTATTTATAGCAAGGAGGTTGCAGCATGACGTACGGTGAAGTACGGGATGTATCCCTGCAGCTAATTCATCAGGAAGAGATTGCCGGAACAGAGATTCCCGGCACCTATAACAACCAGCAGGACTATCTCGACAAAATCCCCGGCCTGATCAACGCCGCCATGATGGACATCGCCACGACTGCCATGTTCATCCCCGAGTCGGTAATGCTTTCCGAACTCAGTTATGAGGACAAGGGCAGGTCGAGGGTATACACTATGCCGTCCGACATGTGGCAGCTCAGAGGTTCCGGTTTGCTGGTACCGCAGCCTCACGGGCGCGGATATACCCGTTTCGCCCAGGTAAAGCACATCGGGAAAAAGCAGATCATTCTTCCCAACAGGCTTCCCGAGGACAGCATCGTAGAATACTATCGTTACCCGACGCGTTTTCCCCAGAACTCAGTACAGGTCGAGGAGATCACGATCGTGCAGGACGGAGACGACGTAGTTACTACGTATGAACTTGAAACACAGAACGTGATCAGTATCCTCGCCGCGTCTACGAACAGCGGCATGACCCGTCTGACGCAGGACATCGACTATATGTACAACCGCGCGCTTAACGAAATTCAGTTCACCTTCACCCCGACCCCGGGGCAGAAGGTTAAGTTCCAGATGAAAGTCCAGGCGGTCAGTGACGACGAGGAACTGGACAATGTAATCGAAACGCACGAGCTGGTACCCTATTACGTCGCGGCTCACATCGTGATGTACGACGACGCCTTCCTGTACGCCTCTCTATACAACGAGTACGAGGCGAAGAAGGCGAACCTGACTACGCTTATCACGAGCGAGCCGGACACCGTGTTCGATGTGTACTTCCCGCCCAGCGACTACTTCTTCTGGGGGTGAGTGAATGTCCAAGAACGGAATGGCTACCTACGGCAAAACGCCGGGGTACATCAATCTCACGCATATGCCCACACCGAAGAGGGAGAATGTTCTGACGTTCCAGAACATGACCGGCGGCTTGAACATCTATGACCTGAACTACATGCTCAAGCCCAGTGAATCTCCCGACATGGTGAACATGCGGTGGAAAGACGGCGCGATGGGCTCCAGGAAGGGTCAGATCTGGAGAGAGAACACAAGCACACGCGGCGTAGGACACGCCGCTTATGAACGAGACTATTACGGCTCAGCCTTTTTCCATATAGGCACCAAGATTTATTCTCTTGATATGACAAACCCGGACAGCACGATGGCTGTTGTCGCGGATATCGGTACCAACTATCGTGGTACCTTTATCCGGTACTTCGATGACCTGCTGTACAAAGCCCCGGGTGTGTACTACCGCATCAGGTGGAACGGCTCGGCTTTCGTCGGGACGGACCTGACGACGGTAGCGTACGTGCCGGTTACGTACATCAACGCAGACGCGAGGAACGGAAGCGGAGACAGTTACCAGCCGGAGAACCGTATCAGTCCCCAGAAGACGATATGGTACAACGCTTCGACTACAGATGAGGTCAAGACGTTTACTACTGCGTCCGGTACGACGGACTATACTTTCTCCGCGCCGCAGACTACCTCCCTGCTGATGGCGTATCTGGATGGCGTTCTGCTGACGGAGGGTATCGAGTACAGCTTTGACCGCAGTACAGGTACTATCTCGCTGGTAGACGACCCGGGCGCAGGCAGAACGCTGGCCTGCAATATCAAGGTGGCGAACCAGAACTACTATCTGCCCGTACAGGATGCCAATACCAAGATCACCGAGATCAAGATACTTGGATCCAACGGGGCGTGGACGACCTTTGACACCAGCGACGGTGTGCCGAATACCGACCCGGCCTGGCCTGCCGTTGATCCCACGCTGTGGGACAGTGCATGGGACGCCTACGACTACATCTTCTACCCGACTACCGGCCACCTGATGCTCAAGAACGCGGCTTACGTTTTCTACCCCATCATCAATAACACAGTACGCGTAACGTATTCCCTGGCTAATACGGACGCGTACAACTCTATTATGGGTTGTCCCTACGCCATTGTGTACGGCGGCAGTAAGGATCTGTGTGTGGTGGTAGGCGGCTGCACGGCGCAGCCGAACGCGTACTTCTGGAACGGGAACAACGTGGCTATGGACCCAACGTACTTCCCTATGGACCAGTACAACCTCGGCGGTGAGACGGAAGACCCAATCACCGGGTTCGGAAAACAGCAGGCTATGCTGGTGATCTTCAAGGAGAACAGCATAGGCCGCGCGGTTATGGGTACCCAGCAGGTTGGCGACCGGATGTACATCAGCATGGACTACACGCCCGTGAACGCCGCCACAGGGTGCGATCTGCCGTGGACGATCCAGCTCATCGAGAACAACCTGGTCTTCTGCAATACGAAGCAGGGCATCCACTATCTTAAAGACAGCAGCGCCGCGTACGAGAACAACGTCATCACGCTGAGCAAGAAGGTCAACGGTACGCAGGACCGGGTAGGTATCGTACAGAAGACGCGCAACAAAGATCGGAACGTCGTTGTTGCGTTCGACGACGACGAGCGGTACTGGCTCGTGATAGACGACGAGGTGTATGTGTGGGACTACATCCTCAGTGATCAGCACGACCCGAGCTTCTTCTACTTCACCAACATCCAGGCCCGGGCGCTGATGAAGTACGACAACGTAATCTACCATATCAATCAGAAAGGTCAGCTCACGGAGTTCCAGGACTCCTACTGTGACTACGACCAGCCGATCTACAAGAAGTACGTCTTCCCCACGCAGTTCTTCCAGACCTACGATCGGTTGAAGGACGTGACGCGTGTTATCCTTTCCGTCAAGACCACGAAGGTGGATGACACGATCCTTACATACATGAACGACTGGGAGAACCGGGACGATCTCACTCCTGTGCAGGCCTACTCCTTCTCACTGTCCCCCCGGAATTTGAGCGAACGGGATCTGACGGTGACGCGGTACGGTACGGTTGTTATACGGCGTCCGGGGTGCAGACATGTGCGGCACTTCGCCATGATGCTGGAGAACAATACGATCTATTCAGACATGAACGTTATCTTCGCTCAGATCTTTTATAAGTTCCAAGGGAGGGACAGGTAAATGGCGCAGAGCACTTTTACAGAGCTGGTCTACGATAAGGTCTGGACGAGTGATGCGGACTTCCCGACCCGGCAGACCAACGAGTCCCAGGTCCGGGCGGACATGCAGTATCTGTTCGACGTTATCAAGACTTTCATCAACGGAAACGACATTGTGCCCGGATTGCTGCAGGAGATCGTGGACTACGCGGCTACCTGGCAGGCAGGTACGATCGCAGACGAGTCTATCGAGACCCGGCATTTCGCACCCAGTGCAAAGGCTCCGCAGGCCGGTAAGCTGAACCCCGGCAGAAAGCTCATCATCGCGAACTCTGACGGAACAGGCGGCTCGTCCCAGAACGCCCCGGTCTTTGACGGCAGCGCGGATACTACGCTTCTTCTCCCCGCCGCCATCAAGGCAAATCTTACTGGCAACGTAACGGGCAACCTTACCGGTGTTGCGGCTTACGCAACTGCGCTGGCGAACGCACGTAACTTCAACCTCGCCAACAGTGACGGCACAGGAGCCACGGATCCCGTAGCCTTTGACGGCACCGGCGCGATCACGCTACGGCTCCCGAGCACGATCAAGGCGGATCTTACCGGGGATGTGTCTGGCAACGCCGGGACGGCGACATCTCTGAAGGATGATAAGATAACGGGCCCGTTGATTCTTACTTCGGCATGTTACGGGACGACAACCGCGGGAGTAACACCGACAAATGGACGAATCTTTTTTGTGAAGGTGTAAGCCATGGCGGAGCAAATCACCATAATCCCATCGGAGTCTAAGGGCTATCAGAACGACGTCTCAGCTAACGTATTGTACGTTGGTAATGTCATTGGCTACGGTAACGGGTACGCAACGCGCTTTACCATTACACCCAGCAAGGCCATCACGAGCCTGTCTCTCGACATCACACGGGCGTCGAACTGGGGCCTGACATCCAACAATGTGACGATCCTTGCCGGCGTTTCTACCTCCGACACAGCAACACGCCCAAGCAGTTCGACGGCATGTACGATTGGCGGAACGGAAGGCAGCACAGAAGCCGCGACCCTGTCCGTGTCCTTTGATAAAACGGTTTCGGCCAATGCTACGGTTTATCTGTGGCTGTGGACAACGAGTAGTCAACAGGCATACCTTGCCATTAAGCCTACAGCCAGTGGCGGAAGCAGATCGGCAGAGGTTTCCATTAAAGGCACTGTTACAACGTACCCGGTCAGCTACAACGCCAACGGGCACGGTACGGCCCCCGCAAGTCAAACCAAGACGTATGGCACAAACCTGACGCTGAGGTCGTTCATAGCGAACCAGAGTACAGGCGGGTCATCTGCCACGGCTACGATCACAGGCAACAACAGCAACGGCGACAGTTGGTCCGGGTCGAATGGGAGCGCCGGGTATGTAACGGCGAAGACCACGTACACGCAATCTAAGTGGAATACGAAGAGCGACGGGACTGGGACAAACTATAATTCACAGGGAACATACACAGCTAACGCATCCGCCACGATGTATGCGATATGGGGGTCATCTACAGTTGCGGCGTACGGCACGTCTTACACTCTACCGACTGGGACCCCTGTAAAGAACAGTACCACATCAACCAGAACGGTAACGATCAACGCAAACGGCGGTTCCTCAACGATATCCAGCCGGACGTCGACTTCGACCACAACGTACACGTTCAAAGGCTGGTACACGGCAAAGACCGGGGGCACGAAGCGCACGACAAGCTCCAGAGTTACTGCTTCCGAAACTGTGTACTCACAGTTTGACTCAAGCACGAGCGGGTATACCGCTGTCACGCTCCCTACAGCCGCGCAGTGTACGAGGCCCGGGTATGAACTTCTTGGCTTCAGTACGAGCAGCAGCGCGACGACAGCTACCTATCTGCCCGGATCGAGCTATACACCGAGTGGAAACGTCACTCTGTACGCGGTGTGGAAGATACTCGGTCTCGTAGAGATTGGAAATGGAAGCGGCTTTGACCAATACGAGATTTACATAGGGAATGGAAGCAGCTTTGACCGGTACATCGCTTACATCGGCAACGGTTCTGGCTGGGACCAGTACAAGTAAGGAGAAGATGAGATATGGCTTCACAGGTTCAGACAAATCCTGTAAATAACCAGGAGTTTGCCGTCGGGCAGGACAGCGCGGCAGGGGCGTGGCACGACCCGAGGCTCCAGGATACGAAGGCTCAACAGTCACAGGCAATCGCGGACGCACAGGCCGCGAGAGGCCTTCGAGACGCTCTCGCGCCGTATGGACCGTCTTTCGATCAAGCGTCTACGCTGGACGTGACTGATCGTCTGCCGCTTCCGGATACCCTGTATAGCAGCGGCGTAAAGACCCCGGACGCTTCCAGATTCGCAGCCAACGCGCGGCCTACGGAGTATGTCGATCCGAAAAATCAGGCCAACCCGAACAGAGCAACACCCGCGACGGACACCGGGAATCCTGTTACAACTCCCAGTTCCGGCGGAACTACTCCCACCTCTTCCGGTGGAGGCGGTACCCCTGCCTCTCCTGGCGGCGGTGCGACTCCGGCATCCGACCCTGTGCAGGACCTTATCAACGCACTCAACGATCGGATGAACCCGGCGAATCCTGCGACGGGAACCGGCGCTGGAAACCCGGATTATGACAACCTCGTAGCTGCCCTCAGCGAACGGATGAATCAGCCGGGGCAGACCCCGGAGGAGATCGCGGCGCAGAGGCAGGCGCTTCTGGATTCGCTGGTCGGGGATTACGAGAAGGCGCAGATCGACCGGATCAACTACTACGACCCCCAGAGACTCATTGATCTGCTTGACCAGCGTATCGCTGCAGCGACACAGCAGGCGAATCAGCAGGTGGACTACGCCACCAAGCGAAGCGCGGAAGACCTGAACCGTACTCTGCAGGACGCGCAGGGCCAGTTCCAGACCCAGATGAACGCCATCTCCGCAGACGAGATGAACGCGCTGGACAACTCTGCCCTGTACGCAGAGATGCGCGGAGATCGCGGGGGTATCGGTCAGGCGCAGTACAACAGCATCCAGAATACGGCGGCGCAGAACAGGCTGTCGGTACAGCAGGCGCAGACCAAGCTCACGACCGACACGTCCCGGCAGATCGCAGACCTCCGGGCGCAGGGTGAGTTCCAGAAGGCCGACGCACTGCTCAGCCTGACACAGCAGTACCTCAGCGAGCTCAGCAACATCGAGCAGTACGCTGCCAGCCACAACCTTACGGTGGACCAGACGAACACAGCCATTGCCGAGTGGGAGCATGAGTTCAATGCCAAGCGGTCTGAGTACATCGCTGGCCTTGACCTGTCCTTGGCCGAACTGACCGGACGGTTCTCTGATGGTACGCAGACCTACGCCGCGCAGCAGCAGACCGAGCAGGCGCTGGCCAACATGACCATGAGCCTCCTGCAGTCCGGCGTGTCTCCCGACCAGCTGAGCGACGATCAGCTCGCCGCGCTTGGCGCGCAGTACGGTATGAACCCGACAGCAGTCGCCGCTTTTGCTCAGCAGATCGCAGACGACAACGCTAAGACCCAGAACGCGCAGCTGGCATCTACAGCTATGGATCTGATCGAGGCAGGCATTTCCCCCGATCAGCTCAGCGATTCCCAGCTCAAAGCGCTGGCTGACGTGTACGGCATGGACCCGAAGACCCTCGTTCAGATGGCGAACAACGCGCCGTCCGCGCAGGAGAAGAACGCCGCAGAGCTCGCCATGTCCATGCTGCAGGCAGGCATGGCGCCGAAGAATCTGTCCAGCTCGCAGAAGAAGGCGCTGGAAAAGGTGTACGGAGCAGACGCGGACACCCTCGCCACTTACGCCGGACTCGTATCTGCCGCGAACAAGAAGAGCGGCGGTGGCGGCTCTGGATCATCGAACAACAGTCAGACAAACCTCGGTAATCTCGGTGATGGAGCGATCCCTGATCCGAACGCAGAGAAGGGTTCGGGCGACGCAACAAATATTTTTGACGAGATGCTTCGGCTTGGTACCCACGGCGTGAACCCCATTGAAAAAGGTGGGTATCTTGACAAAGAACTGTCCGGCGGTAGTATAACGCCGGAAGAGTATGAGGCCCTGAAATACCAGTATTTCTCCTACGGATCTGAGTACGGAGACTGGAACTGAGAGGAAGCACAAGTATGGCGCTTACAAAAGATGAAGCTGTAAAGAGGCTATCGACGGTTATAAAGCCTAATGCCCGCGCGCAGACGACAGCACAGAATCAGCCTGTGCAAACGCAGGCACAGCAAACCCAAATGCCGCAAATGCCGCAAACGGACTACCAGAAAGCCGTTAGCCGGTTGGGTGGTACCGCCACGAAGCAGGCTACGCCCGGTCTTGCAGACGAGCTGATCCGGCAGAACGCGAATCGGGCGGCGGCTACGCTGTCCAACATCCCTACCTTCGACGACCCGTACACGCTCTACGACGATCTCAAGTCCTACCGGGAGTCGGCGGACAAGGCGCTACGCGACGCGCGTAACGCTGCTCTTCTTTTCCGAGACGAAGAGAATATAGCCAACTTCAAAAGCGCGGTAGACCAGTACAACCGCACGATTCCGGGCGTCCTGGAAAAGTACGGCAACTACGCTACTATTCTCAGCGGCGATCTTTCCACGGCCACAGCTGCTGATGCGAAGCATATCGCGGATCTTGCGAAGGCAAGAGCGGCCGAGCTTACCCCAGTGTCGAAGAAGGTTATCGGTGAGAAGCCAACTTTCCTCGAGCTCATGGCTGCTCAGCCTCTCAACCCCGAGCAGATTTACGGCGGCGTAAAGCCCGGAACCGTTGAGCGCAGAGCCGACATTTCCGACGAAGTGAAAGCCGAGATCGAGAAGTACCAGAGCCTTGCGGATTACTACGACTATCTGAACGAGTGGCTCAGCGACGCCAAGAATCTCAAGAGCCGGGATGAGTGGATCAACAGCGGCAAGGACCTTGAGAGCGTCTATACCCAGTTCAAGGAAGCGCGGCAGAAAGAGGGCACCTGGTCCAATGGTCAGACCCGGGAGGAACTGGAGACCCGGCTGAAGGACCTGCAGGGAGAGATCGCCAAGCACACGGCAGGCGGACGCCGGAGCCAGACACTCGACGCCATGCTCAAGGAAGCCGACGGGATCAGACAGCAGCTCAAGGAGCTGCCGGAGTATACGATGCCGGAGTATGGAACGACTTCCTTCTCCGACGAGCTGCTTGATCTGCTTACCAGCGGATACGGCAACCTCCTTCTCAGTTCTACCCAGTACAAGGACATAGCTGACGAGCTTCTGGACGAGATCAAGAGCGAAGCCAGTAACCTGAGCGGCGCGTATAAGGACTTCATGGATTACCAGCAGGGCGGTCTGTGGCAGGCGATAGAACACGCTGAGGGCGACGAGGCTGAGCTTCAGGCGCTGTTCGCGAGAAACCCGACGGCTGAGGAAGCCTACAGAACCAAAGTTAATTTTGAGAAGCTGCAGAAGCAGGCCGAACTTCTCGGTGGTACGGTGCGCTATCGCGGCGAGCTGCTCGACTCCATGTTCGAGTATGCTACGGATGACATGCTGGCCGACTACGCAGACGTGCTGCACCTCATAGAGGACTGGCATTACGGTAAAGACGACGACAGCGAACATGCCTGGGTCTTTAAGCAGGCGGACAAACTGGATGCGCTTGCACAGCAGGCTCAACAGCACTACGAGAGAGCCACTGCCGACCTGTCTCCCTTTGAGAAGTGGGCGACGCAGATGGGCATCGCCACGATCCAGGCGATCCCTGCCGCACTGATGGCCTCTGCTACGGCCGGTACTTCGCTATCCGGCGCAGCTAAGACTGTAAAGCTGCTGAAGGGCACATCCAAAGCAGCAGGCATCGTGAACAGCGCTGCCTCCGCGGCGGCTACCTTCGCCACCAATCCCATGTTCTGGGATACATTTCTGCGCACGACCGGCGCCAGTTATATGGACGTGCGTGACACGGATATCGCCGACTGGCAGAAGTCTACCTACGCTTTGCTGAATGGTATGATCAACGCCGCAATCGAAGTGGGCGGCGGTCCTGAAGCTCTTCCGCGCCATTTACGTGAGATGAACGAGAAGATCTCCGTGCAGGGCGTCCTCAAACAGCTCGTCAAGAGCATGGGCGAGGAAGGTATGGAGGAAGTCTATCAGGGCATCGTCGAGCGCGCGCTGCAGAACATCGTAACGCAGGCAGACAATCCGTGGATTGGCCTCGACGAATTCGGCCACGCAGACGCAGTGCTCTCCGTCTATGGAGCGCTCGGTGAGTTCGTAGGCGGCGCGGTTGTGTCCGCTGCTCTCGGCGGAGCGCAGAGCCTGGGTAGCCTTATTGATTCCGTTGGCCTGCGCAAGACCGTTGATCGGCTGAACACGGCCGCTATGACGATCCCGGCGGAGTTCCGCCCGGCCCGGTTGGACTGGACGACGGCCACCACCAAGGCGGATGTATATGACTATGCCGGTGCGCTGTACGCGGCGGACATCCAGCAGGGCGCGGAGAATCTTATCCAGAATCTTCGGGATGAGAGAAACGCTATGCGCGGCCCGGTAAGTGCCGGTGACGCATATCATCGTATCCAGGATACGAATTCGAGCCTGACCGTTCTCACCCCCATACAGCAGGCGTTGGTTGAGTCCGGGATCAACAGCGAAGAAGCGATGGCCCAGGGCGCAATCATCGACAAAATCCTCGAAGGCCAGATGCCTGACGAGAAAGAGCTGAAGGGTCTTCGTCTGGACAGCGAGGTCGTACGCCAGGTATTGTCCGAGCACACCGGGGTTCCTGCCGAGGAGCTTAGAATAGACGACACCGATCTGAAGAAGTTCTATGTTCGGGGTATCGTCGACGCAGTCAATCAGGTACGCCGCAATCAGGAAACGCTCTCCGAAACCGCCGAGCAGGTAAAGAGCACCACCCCGTCCATAGTCCCTGAGAAGGACGGAAGCAAGAGGCTTACCCGCGAGGAACTGAAGGCACGGTATGAGAACGCTGTTCGCAACGACCCGACGGACAAACCTATTGACGTGACCGGCCTGGATAAAGTTCAGGCGTTCGGTAGAGTCGCGTCTATCTACGGGATGGACATCAACGCGATCATGGACCGCCGCGAATTCCTGCAGGAGTACGCGAGCCAGTTCCAGGGTCGTGAAGGTCTTAAACACTCCGGGGATCCCAGAATGAAGCTGTGGAAGGACTACAGCGGCAGCAACGTACTCACCAAAGAACAGCAGTCCGATCTGGCTATTGCGTACAAGAATTATCTCCGCAACGATTTGGGCTTGAAAAAGTCCGGCGTTGATGCTATACTGGAAGCTACTTCCGGGGACCTTGCTGAATACAAGACCCGCGGAGGCAAAGCCGAACAGGCCGAAAAAGAGGAAATCAACCGGAAGATCGAAGAGTCGAAGGCTCGTGAGAAAGAGCACGAGGCAGCCCAAAAGCGCGCCGAAGAGCTGCGCAAGCAGCAGGAGCGCATCGACGCGGCCAAAGAGGAAGGCCGCCGTCAGGGACTGGCCGAGGCCAGAGCTCTCGCGGAAGCAGCGCAAAAGAGAGCCGCTGAACAGTCCGCGCCGGTTGAAGAGGAAGCAACACCTGCTCCGGTTGAGGAGCCCGCGCCTGCGGAAGTGACGCCTACAGAGGAGGGGCAAGAAGATGTATCGGTACTCAACGAAGGAACGGGTCCTGCTCCTGAAAGAACTGAAGAAGCAAGGGAAGCCGCTATCGAAGGAGAACGAAGACTTCCTCAAGGAACACGACACAGCATCCGAGACTACACCCGAAGAGCCGACCTAACAGACAACGGGGATTACATCCTCGAAATAGAGAACATACACGGCGACCAGACGTCTCCCGAAGGAATCGCGAGACATCGGGTCGCTTCTGTTTTGGAGAAAATCGCGCCGCTGTTCGGGGTAAAGGAAATCCATTGGGTACTGACAGGCGATCAGTACGGCTTCCCCTTGAAAGATGGGGGCCACGCCGGTGCTTTCTTCGAGCCAAGAATGCAGTCCCTGGTCATGCCACTTGACGCGCTAAGTGCGGATAAGTACTCCGTCAACCACATCAGCTTCGGGCTGCATGAGCTTTTCCACGCGCTGGTGAAGGAGACGGACAGCGCTATTCTAACCCACCTCACCAAGACGCTGCCGAAAGAAAACGCCAACTATGAGTCTCTTCTGATCAACGCCGCCGCGCAGGATCGGTACGATCCGTATCGCTTGGCCGGTGATGACGAGTATGAGGAAGTGCTGGGCGATGTATTCGGCGCAATAGACGAGGATTACCTGTATCCTCTGCACACGTACGTAATCAACGCTATCCGGCGCTTCGTTCCCAAGTTTGATGTAGACGGGTATTACAATACGCTGGCCGAGATGCGCGAGATGTTCCCGCCGGCGGAAGACTATTACAAGAGTGAAGACCCTGCTGTGCGCGCGCAGAACGCGAACAAGATCAGCCAGTTCTTCACCAATACCCAGACCGAGGTAAAGAACGCTCAGGTAGAACCGGCCCGGGTCACAACCAGGACAGAACGGGAGAAGGAAGCAGCCAAACTTCCCGGCGCAGATATCCTCGCGCAGGCGCAGAAAGCAGAAGAAGAGCAGCGCAAGTCTCTGGCCGAGCAGGCCAAGCAGACTGTCAAAGAAGCCGAGCAGGTTCTCAGTCTTCTGTCTAAGCCCATCGTAAAGTCCGCCCCCACTAACGCCGTAGAACCGCTGGAAGACCAGCCGCTGGAAAACCTCGACCTGCCCACCAGGGTCCGCAATACCCTGAATAAAGCAGGGATTAACACTATCGGCGACCTGCTGGGGATGACTGAGAGCGGCCTTACCGATCTCCCCGGTGTCGGCGCGCAGACTCTCAAAACCGTCACCGAGGCCCTGTCCAAGCGCGGCAAGGCGCTTCGGGTAGAGACCGAAGCAACTGTTGAGACTGCGGAGAATCTTTCGTCTCAGGCGGAACCGACAGAGAAAGTAGAAGTTACCGTCACAGATGGGAGGAAGAAAAGCGTATCACTGCCGCAGTTCATTCAGCGTCTTATCTCCGGTAAACAGCAGGCGGCAGAGATATCCGCGCAGGAACGCCACAAGCAGCAGCGCGCGGAGTACGACGCCCGTGTGCAGGAGCTGAAGGACAAAGCGGCCCATGTTATCAAGGGAGCTGTACCTACGCTGGAGTCCATTGAAGCGGCCCGGGCGGAACGGTATAACCGCGCGATTGAGCTAAGCCAGCGCATACGATCCCTTGAAAACCAGCTCGCTGAATTGTCTGATGCCGCGGCTTCGGAACGCATTGAAGAAATCGAAGAGCGTATCAACGAGCTGCAAAACAAGAATCGCCTTACGAAGAAAGAAGCCGAAGAGCTGCTGGACCTGAACGACGAGTACTACGAGCTGACCGAAGAAGGGCAGCTCGTTTTTGATGAGGCCACGGCAGATCGAATGGAACCAATCCTCCAGCAAATCGACCTGCTGGAGCAGGAACAGGATCGCGTCGCAGACGAGATCGCCGGGCTTACCCTTCTGGCCGTGCAGGCGAAGGAAGCGGAGACCGGGCTGCGTAAGAATGAAGCCGCGGACGCCGTTGAAGCCAAACTCCGCGCGATTAACGACCGGCTCGACCAAATGTATATCCTGCTCGGAACCGGATCCCCTGACGCGCAGACCATACTTACCGCGTATCGCAATCTCGCGTCCATCAATAGCGAGCTGGCCGAACTGCCTCTGGACACCGAGGCCGCGCAGAAGTTGCGCAAAGGTATAGACACGACTGTCGCCACACTACGGGCGCTGTTTGCGAATCGTTGGGCTAAAGTTATCGGCGTCGTCGAGTCGAAAGAGCTCGGCACGATCGAACGGATCGCTCAGATCCGGGATTGGTTCAACTATACCAAACAGAGCCATGGCAGGCAGGGCTCGTTCTATATCCTCAAGCTGCAAAAGGAAATACGCACTGTCGCGAACGAACTCGTACGAGACAACACTATATCTGAAGCGCGCAAAGAAGAGCTTAAAAACGAAATCCGGGAAATGTATGCCTACCTGACGAATACGGCCGATCGCGTTCTGGAGCAGGAAGAGAAAAACAGAAACAAGATCACCTACATCGTCAACGGCAAAACCGTATCCGCGCAGGAGTGGGCCAGGCTTCAGGGCATCGAGAACTGGAAGACGCCCGTGTACGGATTCACCGGAAAGAAGTACGGCTACCTGAGTACCTTCACATCCTATCCATTCGAATTTGATGGGCTGAAATACCACAGCGCGGAGGCGGCATACCAGGCACAGAAGACTCTGGACCCGGAGCTTCGCAAGCAGTTCGCAGACAAGCGCGACAGCCGAGGAAAGTACATCGGCGTCACCCCGGAAGAAGCCAAGAGGATGGGAGCGGCCCTTGAACTTCGCCCTGATTGGGAGAACGTTAAGCTATCTGTGATGTTTGACATCCAGAAGGCCAAGTTCGAGCAGAACCCCTACCTCCGCGCCGACCTCGTCAAGACTGAGCACCGGGACCTGCTGCACCTGAACAGGCACAACGACCGGTTTTGGGGCGTGGTAGAAGAGGGTACTCGCGGAGAGTACGACGGAGAGAACTACCTCGGTCAGATTCTCATGCAGCTCCGTTCCGAGTTCATCGAAGAGGATGCTGCCAGAGCCGCAGCTGCGAAGGCCGGACAGGAAGCGGACCGTGTAGTCACCGGCGAGGATAGAGACGCAGAGGCCGAGGCGCAGGACATCCGGGAAAAGTACAAGACCGGCGAGTTCGAGGAAGGTGACCTGGCCGAGCACGATAAGAACGGCAACACGACAACAGGCAGACTCCGCTGGGGTTCCTCTTCTTTCGATACCAACGAGGACGTGTTCGCCGCCGGAGACGCCATTGAATCCCTCGGCAACGCGCGCAGTATCGTAGCGCTGAACCGGGGCGGAGCACCCACGCAACTGCCACCGATCAACAACATGCGCGCAATATTGGACGGGTTCATCAAACTGTGGAAATCACCGTTTGTGTTGAACACATACCACCTATACAACGACGCGGTGAACAAGGCACGTATGGCCGAGCTCACCCTGCGCAACACAAAGAAGAACAACATAGTCGGCCTGATCGACCTGATCGAAGCCGACATCAAAGCGGACGCAGAGAAAATCGCCAAGACCAAAAATAACAGCCGTAACTTCTACGAGCATCTGCAGGACTATGTACGGCAGGCTATGGGAGATTACGCCAATGACACCCGGCTGATGAAGGCCGCGGTTGAGTTTGCTCTGAGCAAGGCCAAGGCAGAAGACCTGCACAACAAGATCGAGTCCAGACTTGCCCGGCTCCTCAACGACTACTCTGACCCGGTTCGGCCGCAGGACCCGGCATGGAACGACATCTATGATACGCTTGCCCGGGGCGTCGCTCTGGGCTGTATCACTCCAGCCGCCGCGAAACAGGCCATGCTGAACGCGCAGCGAAAGTCCGGCGGGGCCCCGATTACATCTGGTCAAGTGCTGCTGGACGCGCAGAAGCTGACAGACCTGACGATCGACTCCTTTACTCATAAGCGTCAGGTGTACGATGCAGAGACCGGAGAGGGAGCGCTAAGCTGGGATCGTGCCAACCGTCCTTCCGTCGCTGACCAGGCCGAGGCTGCAGAACGCCGCGCCAGGTACGAGAACCGCATCCCCGGTGTGGACGCACAAACAGAGAGCGCCCTGCTCCATTCGAGCTTCTACTCCGAGCCTGATCCGGAGACCGGCACAACGAAAAACCAGCAGCTACAGGAGCTGTCCAACCGCCGCAAAACGGTCGCGATGGAGATTCAGAACCGGCTGAACAGTCTGCGGAGCATCATCCGCGCGTTCATCGAGAGCGGAATCTTCGTTGGAACGGACAGCGAACAGGCGGCACAGGCGTTCCTCGAATCCGAAGCGGACCCGTTTGCGAGGGACCCGGTTACCGGCGAGGTAAGCTACGTATCTGAAAAAAGAGTAGCCGAGATTGAGCAGTCCATAAGCGACATACTCAGCCAGATCAGTTCAAACGCGAGCATTCACGAAAAAGCAGAGCAGCTGGGCGACACATACACGGAGCTCATGCGGGAGGCCAGGGAAATCACTGGCGCGATTGGCGCGACTCAGGATCAGGCAAAATACCCAGGCACTTTTACCGCTCTTAAAACAGAGCTTCGGTACCTGGACGAACAGATCGTTGAACTGACACAGCAGGCAAGTCTTGCTAACGAGCTCCTACAGGATGCCCAGATGCAGACCTACCTCATTGAGAACGGCCTGTCTGCAGAGGATGTGGCAGAGTTCGCAATAGAGTCTGCCGTGGAAGGTATCGATGAGCCGGACCCGCATCTTGTCGGGCAGTACCGCAACATCAATAACAAAGGCGCCCTCGGCATGTCTGCCGATATGTACGGCAGACCGGACGGAAAAATAATTTACGACTACGGCATGGGCGACGAAGAGAGCTTCAGCCCCGGTGAAGACATGCAGAGCATGGACGACCTGGGCTACCGCGAGTACAACGCGGACTGGTACGAGTTCGACACCGGAGCTACGGACGAGCGCGGAAACCCCGTATTCCAGTACATTAACAAGGACACCGGTGAAGTACGCGACACGCCGCCCGACCAGACTAAACTGTTCATACGCCCCGACGACCCGAGGATGAAGGCTATTGAGCATCTGGTCCAGCACGGAGACAAAGAAGAAAGTTTCACTGATCACTTTGACAAGACCTTCGACGAAGCGCGCGACGACGAGTGGAGAAACGCCAGCTCCGGGAATATCACAGCTAACGGTATAAGCCGGGTGCTGGATATGCGTTCCTGGGTGAAGAAGGCGTATGACGCGCTACCGGATTATCTGCGACCGGCCGGAATTGACAAGTGGCATGAAGACGGTACGCCGGTTCTCACAAGAAAAGATGACGAAACCGCCGTAGATGTAAACGATCTTATCGCGGAGAATCAAGATCTAAGAGCTAAACGCGGTATCCTCCCGCCGAAGTCCATCAGCGCCACAGACCGCGTAGACTATGAAAAGCAAGACCTGTCCACGGTCGCCAGCAGTACGTGGGACAAAATCAGACAGACCTGGTTCAACGCGGCACACGCCCTTGACAAAGCGGCAAGGAAACAGACCAGCACCATCACGTTCAAGGAAGAGCTGAAGATGGCGCGGAACTCCACGTCGGTTGCGTCCGCTATCCTTGACACGGGTCTTGTAGACAACGAGTTCAACCTTGTCGGTGACTCTTTTGCGGACATATTCCTCGAATACGACATCGACCCCGACAACCCGAAGAAGAAAAAGTACAACGCAGAACGGCAGAAAACCAAAGAGTACGTCATGCTGCTAATGCACCACATCGACCGTATGAACGCGCCGAAGAGACTGCAACAGCGCGTGGCTACCATGCTCGTGCAGCAACCGTGGCTCGCCGACCTGACGGACGAACAGATCAAGACTATGGCGGCAAAGGGCGACACAATCGTGTCTGAATTCGCGGAAGCAGTCAGCATGATGAACGACGCCCTCGACAGCAAAGAGAAGCCTGTGCTGGCGGGGGACATTGAAAACCCGTTGGAGCCGATGTCTGTGGCCGAAGCTCAGAGGCAGCTGCGTGAAATCATCAGCGAGAACCCCTGGGTAGTCGAACGGTGCAAAGAGTTCTATCTCTGGTATGACCTGTTCTACCGGAACTGGGCGCTCGGTGACTCTCTTACCGAGCACAGATACGAACTGATGCACGAGATCTACCCGCACTACGTCCCGACAAACCGAGCGGACAGGACTGAAGTAGACGAGGCTCGAGAAGCTCTGGACGCCTTCGTAATCCAGCACCCAGAATATAAAGGACCGCATACCGACGTTGTGATGGCTAAGGCGTTCAACGCGGCTAAGAAAGGCGACGAGGCAGCAATCAAGTTTATCCAGCTGCGCAACGCCTTGGAGAGAGCGGAGTACACAGTACCGAAGGAGCGAGTGCTCGGCGGCGGAAGCGGCGGCGGGATCTCTGCTGTCCATGGGTCTGTGTCTGCCGGTACGGTGACCCATGCGGCAACCGGCTCCCTGCGCACGGTCCGTCCTTTGGCTGACCAGATAGCCGACGAGATCGTACGCATCACGAAGCTCAAGCTGTGGACAGACCTCACCCGGATGATCAATTCCGAGGCAATGATGGACCGCAACCACGAGATCTTCAACGGCGAGCTGTCCTGGGATGCCGCGTACACTGCGAAGGTAAACAAGAAAGCCTACGCCCAGATGTTCGAAGAGACTGAGGACGACTTGCTCGGCAAGGACTCCGGAAAGTATTATGTGAACTCCTGGATGAACGGACAGCGTGTGCGTACCCAGGTCAACCAGCAAATCTACCAGGGTCTTGACATCCTTCTGGACAAGAACAGCGACGCAGGTTGGTCCTCTATTGTACGGGACGCTATGACCCTTGGACGGAAACTTAACAACGCATCCAAAAACTTTATCACAGCGATCAGCCCGACATTTGCAATCCGCAACCCGATCCGTGACCTCTGGTCCGCGGTGATGTACACGGAGAATGGTGTCGGTTTATTCCTGAAAAACTATTTTACTCAGTCCTGGCGACAGATGATCACTAATAGTGAGAACTGGCAGGACTTCGTGAACATGGGCGGCAAGCAAAGTACTCTCGTGCAGTCCATACTCGAACGTAAAGTCACGGACAAACGGTCGAGGAAGAGAACGTTCCAACAGGCCGTCGACGGCGACCCGTGGTACAAACATCCGTGGCAGAACCTTGTCGTAAATCCTCTCGCTACAGTGGGTGAGTTTACCGAGTCTATGACCCGATTCGCAGAGTACCTT